TCGCAACATCGCGACGCAAAAAGCGATGACGCGACGCGAACCGAGAAACGCCGTATTTCAATCATGGCTTCTTGCAGCGAACACAAGATTCCCGATCTCGCTCGTTATGCGATAACGAGTGCGCTTTTCCCCGGCAAAAAATCGAGCAACGACCTAACCTACCACGAACTCCGCCTCCTGAGCGAAGAACTCGCGGACGGCGTAAAGCGGAAGGTCAACTTTAACGAACCGAGCGAGGTGGAGCTGTTCTGCGAATGGCGCGCCGGGGTGCGGGCGGAAGAGGCGAACGCATCGTGAGTAAACAAGAAGAGCGCGCGGCAGAGGTTGCATTTTTTGACGACCCGTATATGCCGCTTTCCACGGGCCGGTCGGTACGCCGTTGTTACGAGTTGCTTTTTGGAGGCATAGCAACAGGAAAAGGCAGCGGAGAATGAAGCGCGTTCAAGCCTTTGGCGGAGGTGTTCAGTCGGTAACGCTCCTCCGTATGATTCTCGCGGGCGAGGTTGACCAGGTGGACGCTGTTGTATTCGCGGATACGCAAGCTGAGCCACAGCACGTTTACGAGGTCGTAGAGCGGGAGAAAGCGCTGTGCGATGCGGCCGGAATACCTTTTTATATAGTTACTCACGGCAACCTCGCAACAGACTGGCAAAAGCGGTCACCAACCCGCACTAAAGCAAGTTTTCATGTTCCACTTTTTACTAAACCTTTAGAGGGCGGAAGGGCTGGGATGCTTATGCGTAGCTGCACTGGGGTTTACAAAATTGACGTTATAGCGAAGCTGTTGCGGAATCTCGGGTGGAAAAAAGAAGGCGTGGAACTCTTTATGGGGATTTCCACCGATGAAATCCGCCGCGTCAAGCCTTCGCTGAAGTCTTATATAACGAACCGGTATCCGCTAATTGAAGCCGATATGCGGCGAGGTGACTGTCACGCTTATTTAGCGCGCCTGGGAATAAGTGCCGCTAAGTCAGCTTGTGTATTCTGCCCCTACCGCTCAGCAGCATCATGGCGAGCGGTTAAAGATAATCCATCAGATTGGACTGCCGCCGTAGAATACGACCGCGGAATTCGCGACGCGCGCCCAGGCTATCAGCTTTTTGTGCATGTTAGCTGTACGCCACTGGAAAGCGCCGTAATGGACGATGAGCCGTCATTATTCGATGACGAGTGCGCTGGAGTTTGCGGTGTATGAGCGCGCCAATCGTCGGCTTCATCATGGAGACGGGGATCGCAGCGTGTCGTTCGTGCCTTCGCCAGCCGCGAGGCGCGCGCATCGACCGCATCCTCCCGGCAACCATAGCCGCAGAATTCGTCTGTGCGTACTGCGGTGAACCGCTCGTTCCCGCGCAGGTGGGGCTGCTCGCATCGCAGCGAAACAAACGCGAGAAGCAGAAGATCGAGTTATGAGTGGGGGGATGCGCTGAATGAGCGGCAACGTGCGCGGCTTAGCTGAGCGGCGGCCGCGTCAGCATTGGTTCGGCCCATCGTCTTCGTCATCGAAGGGGTCGGGTCATCCGGTGATGTTTGGGCTGCCACAACCTGCGCTTGACTACGGGCCGTTCCCCGACGGCGGCGGATACCCGCATGAGTTTTTGAAGTGGGCATACCGCACGATGAGTCGCGTGAGTGGCCGCAAATGCGACCCTGACAACGTGCTGCATCTGTGCTCAGGTTCCGTGCAGCGAGGCATCACCGTTGACGTGCGAGCTGAGATGAAGCCGACCGTCGTAGCCGATTGTCGCGACACCGGACTCAAAGACGAGAGTTTCGACTTCATCATGGCCGACCCGCCGTACAGCGTGGAGTACGCAAAGAACCTGTACGGCACCGAAAAGAAGTACCCGAAGCCTTCGCAGATCGTTGCGGAGGCGTGTCGTTTGCTGCGTCCCGGCGGATGCTTCGGCTTACTGCATTTCACCGTGCCGGTATTCAAGCGGCCGATGCGGCTCGTCAACGTGTACGGCATTTCAACGGGCTGCGGCTACAACATTCGCGCATGGACGCTACTGCAAAAAGACGGCTTCGGTCCAATGCTTTTTGACGGTGCAGAGGGGTGAGTGGGGAGATGGACACCTTGAAGAAGCCGCGCATCACGGTGGCGTTTTGCCCGCCAGGAATTCCGGCCGATTGCCCCGTGTTGCCGCTGCTGCGCGAGCACATCCGTGGCCTCTGTGACCGTTGCGGCGCAAAGCTGCCTAGGCGTCGCAAGCGGTGGTGCTCGGACGAGTGCTCGCGTTGGGCATACCTAGAGTTCTCGAAGCATCACGATTGGAACGCAGCGCGAGCCGCGGCTCTAGAACGGGACGGCTACAAGTGCGTTAAGTGTGAACGGCCACAGCGGCGGTTTGATGGCCCGTTAGTTGTTAGACTTTCGGTGAATCATATCGTACCGCGCAACGGCCAAGGCTACGGACGCGGCTGCCACCACCAATCTCAGCAATCTTGAAACGCTGTGTCATTCGTGCCATGTCGCAGTTACTAATGCGCAACGTAAAGAGCGAGCCGGAATTTCAGCCAGGCCGCCCTCAAAAAGCGTGCAGCCTAGTGAGTTACCACCTGGTGGGAGGGAGCGAAACCAAATGAGTAGCCAGCCAGCATCCCCTACCGAACTCGTCGCGAGGTCTCGGAACGACATCATTCCGCTGCATCAAACGTGGGAAAGCGACAACGGGGAACCTTCGTATGAGCGCTCGTGCTTATGGTGCGGATTGAAGCAGGCTTTTTGGCGGCTCAACGAGCGATGCCATGGTCATGTGCCCGGCGACCCATTGCCAGCCGTCGCAAGCGGGTGTGCCGACCGCGTTGACGATGGAATAGCGAGCCGCTTGCGCGCAGGCGAATCCACCGTCAGCGTTATGGGAGATTATGGCGTCACGTACAGCGGCCTTCTTAATGCCGTGATTCGTTCGAGCAAAGCCGACCGCGCCGCAATCGAACGCCTCGCAAAAGAGAACGAACGGCTGCGGGCGATTGAACAACGAGCGAAAACGGTGAGCGGTTCGATTGCGAAGCAACTCCTGTTGCCGACCGGGAAAGGCGTTCCGACTGTTGCCGATGCTTGTCGTTACATTCTTGGCGAAGGTGAGGAGCAACGTGGATAGAGAGCCGCGCCTGAAAGTTGGAGATCGCGTTCGCGTGCGGATGCTTGGCGAATACATCGACAGCGTTATTCACGCCACACGATTGGGGGCGTGCAAACACATGGAGTATCAAATAGAAATCCCGGCCTACATGGAGCACGGCTTCGATGAGGACCCGAACTACGCACCCTACGTTCGCCGCAATCGCGAATCGGGCGGCTTTTGGTATTACGCTTCACAGGTGCGGCCGATATGACTGATGACGAGAAGCGCCTTCACGAGATTCGCGAGCGCGCATCGAAAGCAACGCCGGGACCGTGGCGCTACGACAGTTACAACTCTATTGTCGAAGTCGGAAAGCGCGACAAGGCAAAGATAATCGCGACCATTCTTGACCATCCGCAAGATGACGGGCCTTTCACGTCAGAGCAAGCCGAGGAACGCGGCGCATGGTATCGGGAGTCAACGCGCAACGCCGACTTCATTGCAAACTCTCGCGCTGACGTTGAGTGGCTTGTATCCCTCGTAGGGCGGCTGATGGAGCAACGGAAGGCGGCGGTTGAAGCACTCGGCCCGCCATACAAGGTTGGTGGCAATCCCAACCCAATCGCGCTAACAACGACTTACGCACTGCGAATAGCAAGAGCCCTCGACATACTCAGCAGCGACACGACCGAAGGAGAAGCGACGTGACACTAACCCTCTATCGCGACGACAGCACGGCTCAGGTCGTATACGAAAACTGCAAGACGTTCTTTTGGACGGCGAACAACACGGTGCTGACGATCTCGCAATACGTTGACGATACAAAGACGGCGCACCGCTACATTCATTGGCCGCGCGAGCGATTCTGCTGGTTCAAAGACGATGGTAAGCGATAATGCCTGACTTTGCCGCGCTTGCGAAACAGCAGCGCGACCCGACTTTGGGGCGCGACCATTGCGGCGATTGCGCTGAAAGATTCGACGTAGCCGACGCTCTTGATGCTGCTGCGACGATGGAACGCGAGTTGCGAGAGACTTGTCGCGACCCGAAGCGTTGGGTGCAGTATTACTTAAACTCCGCCGACGGGGACGCCGATGCGATTCCCGTTAATGACGTACTCCGCATCATAGACCGAGCAGCCGCTAAGAGCGGCAGAGGAGATAAATGAGACGAGCGATTCTGTTGGTCGCGATTTTGGCTGGATGCCTTGGGGCCTACGACAACAGTAACCTTAATCTTGATATGCCGACGAACTCCGCCGGAAACGCTACGCGACGTTTATCTCTCAGCGAGCGTCCGTTTCCGATTAAGGATTGGCTGTGCGCCGTTTTCGACCCCCGACTACACGGTGACGCCAGCGACGTATATCAACTCTGGAAAGACGGTAGCATGGAGGGTGACGATGCGCGACACCCAGCGCGGTGTTGGTTCGATGGCAAGACAGTCTATTTGCACGGGCACCCCAACCTCGATTATAGCGTCATGCTTATACTTTATGCCTACTAAGGACACCGCAGCACCGCCCAAGCCGCTGACCGATAGATTCCCCGCAAAAAGTTTTTGTATTTACTGCGGCACGAATCGTCGCTCACACAGTACGATGCGCGGTTATTGCCCCAGACAAGGCGGCCGCAACTCCACGACCGACCCTGGAATCAAAACAAGATGGACCCCTGCCGATACGAAGGACGGAAAGCAATGATTGATGAGGAAACGGAAGAACGTCGCATTAAACAAGAAACGTACGATGCCGCGGTGGAATGTATTGCCAGGGGCTACAGTGATCCACTTATCTGTTTCGAGTTAGGCGCGATATGGCAAAGAAATCGACACAGCCCACCATGCAAGTGCGGCGAAACTACGCCCGGGCCTTGCATCGCTGCTTATCCAACGGGGCACAGTGAAGCGAAATGCGAGGCCACGTAATGAACGACGCACGACGCGAGGCGGTACGCGGGACCCTTGCTGCATTCGGTGTCGAGTTATCCGACCAGAAGGTAGACGACGTTATATTCTCGGCCCACGCTGCGGGCGCACGACGCGAGGCGGCTACCGATACTCGTCCACTCGATGCGCGGTTAGAGCATGAACTGGAACAGTACCGGCGGACGCCTAACGGCGTAGTAGGCGGGGAGATGCTGTTCGAGTTTTGCCGCGACAACTTACTCCCCGCATTGAGAGCAGCCGCACACGCTGCCGACGCGCCCAAGGTTGACGGGCCGCACTACTACCAAAGCGCCGACCAACTTATCGCCGACCTTGAACCGAAGGATGAGTTTCTAACGTGGTGTGTCGGTGAACTGCGCCGCTACGACGACCTCTCTAAGCAAAGTCTGTCGCGCAACGACACGCGCAACTATGAGATTCAGCGCGCAAAATGGAACGTGTTTGAACGAGCAGTCGGTGAATACAAAGGAGCGAAATCCTGGAACGCTGTCCACGTACCCGCGCACCACTTTGAGTTCACCGATGCTTGCGCGTTAACGTTAGCCTCGTCATCGAAGCCAGGGTACAAAACGCTTTCCATCTTCGAAGACGAAACGACGCTAAAGATTAGGCTAACACCCGTCGCGAAATCCGCGCTCGCAAGGACAATCGAGGACGCACCCGCGCACGACGATGCGCTGGCTGACCAACTCGATGAACTTGCGTCTGACCTAGAAGGCTCAATCGAAGCGCACCGTAAGCAGTTTGGTGACTACATTGACGGCAATCGCTCCACCATCATTGTAGAGCATCAACTAAATAAGCGCGACCTTGGAGAAGAGCCGCGCCTGCTACGCAACGCCGCAGCCGCTCTCCGTCGTAGAGCGCATCCCGAGCGCGTGAGCGAGAAGATGGTGGAAGCGGCGACGGTTGCATGGACAACGCCTGGCTTGTCATCGCACTTGCCGGAACGGATGGAAGCCGCAATCGAAGCAGCCCTCAAAGCGAGCGCGGAGGACGCGGGCTAACGTGACCGCGCTCTACGATAGCGAACAGTATTATATGCTCGGCCCGAGCAAATGGTATGTTACGTCGTATGCGCAGGACGGAAAGGTTGTAAACTCCGGGCCGGAAGGCAAGTTCCGCGACGGCGTGCTCGAAGTCATTGCACGCTTTCGAGAGCACTCTGATTTACACGGCGTCGAGTACGCCGAGTTTTCCGACGACTACACCGACGCGGTTATTCGATGGTATCCGCAGCAGCGTAAACTAACGTGGGATTATGAGAACTGGGGCAACGGTTGGGCGAGGGAAGGGTTCCGTGTATCCGGGGAACTGAGCGAGGACGCGGGCTAACGGTGCCGCCTCTTGCGTTCGAGGCAATCGAGCGCTAAAATAACGTAAGCGAGCGCCTCCCGCCGGGTTGATCTCCGATGGTAGCGCGAGTGGAACTGCCGGGACCGAACCGGCGATTGGTCCCGAACGTCCGCAAGCCGGCGATCGCGCCTTTCGCACGACCCTCCCGACGATAATTTACCTAATCGGGAGGGTTTTGCTTTTGCCAAACGCCGACGACCCCTATGATTTTAGCGGCATTATCGACGTCGATAATCTCGCCTTGCAGGAACCTAAATCATTCAATAGTCTGCTAGACAGCTATCATCTTCTACTTGGTACTCCAGCAGGCACGACGCTACGGACGAAACGCCTATCCAGCTATGAGCCGCAACCAGTACGGTGGCTTTGGCGCAATCGTATCCCGTTCGGGAAAGTAACGGTACTCGCCGGAGACGGCGGGGATGGTAAGTCATTTACGACGTGCGGAATAGCCGCTGCCGTCACGACCGGACGCGCCATGCCGGATTGTTTCCCGAAGGTAGCTCGTGATGTTGTGATATGGAACGGTGAGGACGGTATCGAGGACACGATCTACGGGCGGTGCAAGGCTGCTGGCGCGGACCTCGACAGAATCGAAATAATCGAAGAAACTAACGAGAACGGGAAAGTACGCGGGTTTTCGCTTGCCGACATTCCACTACTTATTCAAAAGTTAAAAGAAAACGTCCACGTTGGACTTATCGTTATTGACCCGATAACCTCGTTACTTCAATCCGTTGACTCGTTCCGGGATGCAGAAGTTCGCTCGGCCCTCCAGCCTCTTACATGGCTTGCGACAGTCACAGGCGCAGCAGTTCTCATGGTGATGCACCTCAAAAAGGGCGAGGAAACGAGTATGCTCCATCGACTTTCGGGGTCTGTAGCTTTCGGTGCGCTCGCACGTTCGGCGATCCTTCTAAGTCGTCATCCTGACGGGCGGCGTTCGCTAGATACAATTAAGCACAACCTCGCGAAGAGTGAGCCATCCCCGGTCGAGTTCCGCATTAACGACCAAGGTGGATTTGAATGGGTCGGACTTTCACCAGACCTCAGTGCCAACGCGATACGGCGGGCAAAGATAGACTACGCTCGCCGCGGGCCAGCGCAAGAAGCAGCCGACGAAGAAGCATTAGCCCAGGTCAGTTACAATCGGCAGCGCATTGAAAAAAGTGATAACGTCGTGCCATTTAAGGCTGAAAAACAAGCGGCACCCTCCGAGGAGAGCGCCGATGATTTACTTGGATACGCTCAGGACCTTGGCCTATGATTTCTTTTTCTTGAGCATGGCGTTCTCGCGAGCAAGGCGCAAAATCTCCTTGCAGGCCGGGAACCAATCGCGACCGACTTTATCCCAGACCGTGCAAATCATTTCGTAGTCCGGGTCAGAACGCATGGCGGCCTCACGTTGATTCGCCTCTCTGAGGCGATCTTGCTGTTTTTGCCAGGCGGCGTACTTCATTGCTTGAGTACGCGGGTCGCCTTCTTTAATATACTGCGAAAGGACGTGCAGACCGATCTCTATTTCGCTTTGACTAAAATAGCGGAAATGGTCCTCCATTTGCTCTTCGGATTGGCCTGCGTACAGTCGAGCGTGCGTACAGGAGGCTGCGCTAATCCCGGTCAGTTCCGAAGCCTGACCCGGCCGAACGTCGGGGTACTCCTCTTGCAGAGCAAGTCCAAACAACCGCAAGCACAGCAGCGAGGACTCCGTTATCTTCCGCTTCGTTTCATCGCTGATTTTATAAGCATTGACGAAGTAGGTCATCGCTCGCATATCTTCAACAACGCGCGCCCGACCGCAAGCCTCCTGGGTTTCCTTAGCACCGGCCAGAGCCTGATCGAAGGCCGCGATAAGCCGATGTTCCTTTTCGGCCTGAGAAAGCGCCGAGTCGCGCATCGCAAGAGCGTTCATTACCGCATGATACGCTTCGCCTTGTATTGCGTCAACCCTTACGGTATACTCGGTTCCAATGAAGTGCGAGCTGTGCGGGACCCGCATACCAGCGAAGCGTCGGCATAACGCCGAATCAAGAGGCCAGCGCCCGCGGTATTGCTCAGACTCTTGCGGCAATGCAGCCGCGGCGCGCCGACACCGGAAGAAAGGTAAGTAATGCAGCAAATGGGGCTTCCTGGATTCCCTAAGCGCCGTCGCAAGCTAGAGCCGCCACCGGCACCATCGCTAGACGCCTTGGCCTCCATAGACCGTTCGGTGGGACAGAAAGCGGCGTTTGTCGCGTTCATTAAGGCGCGGCACGAAGGGTTGACTGGAGATGAGTTGGATCGTCGCCACGGTAGCGGACACCAGCGCCTCTCGGAATTGCGCCGCGCTGGCCTCATCGTCAAAACCGGAGTTCGACGCAAAACGCGCAGCGGTCGAACGGCGGAAGTCTATATCGCCACGGAGTTTAAGCCTAACAATGGATAAATGCGGCGACCGCTTTTCCTCTGAGCAACCAGAGGTAATTTGCGAAAAACCTAAAGGCCACCCTGAGGGCCATAAGTGGAAATCGTCTGTGTGGACCGAGCCGGGAGCAATGTACTACGTCAAAGCCAAAGTTGGCATACGCAAACCTCTGACTGAAGGAGAAGATGCTCCCTGAGATTCAGGACCCGGACGGATATTGGGTTACGCTCCGTTGGCCCAACGGTGTGGCTTGCCCTCTCGATTGCGGCTCCGTCAACGTGGACTATATGCCCAAGCAGTTCCGCTGGTACTGCCGCGATTGCCAAGGACAGTTTACCGCCAAGGTTGGAACGATCTTTGAGGGTTCAAAACTAGAAATCTCAGTTGTGATTCCAATGTTATGGATGCTAATGAGCGGAATTCCTACAACTCGGATAGCGCGAACTCTCGGCGTGACCCAAAAGACGGTTTGGCTAACCGGATATAAAGTTCGCCTAGCTCTCTCCCTTGCGGGGCAGGCGGAATGAGACTCGTGGTCCTCGGGCTCCCGGTGCCGCAGGGCTCGAAGTCGGCGCACCCGTTCCGCCGGAAGGACGGGTCGCTCGGCGTGGCGGTCCACGAAGGCGGTAAGGCCGCGCGACTCAAGGATTGGCGCAGGGCGATCGCCGATGCCGCTCGCGCGTGGATGGCGGAAAACGGGCTAGAATCTCCCGCTGACGGGCCTCTAGCGCTTGTCGCAACATTCTACCTGCCGCGACCCTCTAGCGCCCCTAAACGCCTCGTTTACCCAGCCAAGAAGCCCGACTGCTCGAAGCTGATTCGCGCGGTCGAGGATGCGATGACCGGAATCGTTTATACCGACGACGCGCGCATCGTTGACCTGCGCGTTTACAAGCGTTTCGCGGTGGACTCTCCGCCGCGGGTTGAAATTCACTTATCACCACCAAACGAAAGGGAACCGTATGCCTGCTAGCACGAAAAAACTGCACGGGCTCTCAGCCGTTGAGCCGCAAGAGCGCCGCAAAAGCGAAAAGGAAATCGAGATCGAGCGGTTGGCATCGCTCGGCCTACAGGACCTCAGCGACGAGGATATGCGTCGGCTTCAGCGGATTCGCGATTGCCGCGCGTCGCTTCAGGAGGCCGAGAACGAGAAGGAAGAGTTGAAGGAGCGTCTCAAGGCGCGGAAGGCGTCACTGGAGATGGCGATTGCCGACGCTTGCAACCACTTCGAGAACCGGCAGTTGGCGCTGAACTTTGGTAGCGCATGAATTGCCTCTGCGGAAAAACCGCGCACCGCGTGAAGCCTGGCGAGGAGGAGGACTGGTTCCGCTGCATGGCGTGCAACGAGAAGTTCGCGAGCGATGAGATGGTGCTGGTGGAGAGTACACACCCGGAACTTGGCGCGTGCAGCGTCGGGATGTGCGGGCCGTGCGCTAAGAAGGCCGCCGCATGACAACCTGTTCCAATTGCGGACACGACACGACGCTTGATAGCGGCTTCGCTTATTGCCGAAACTGCTCGCAAATCGCGAAAGGCGATTGGATTGTTAGGCCTGGCTACGTGGTGACTTTTAACGCTTGGTTCGTGCGCGCGTCCTCTTCCGACCTCGCTTCGTAGCGCGCTTTACTGAACGCCGGAGGGTGCGCGCGTGGGCGGTCTGCCGCTTGCGTGCGCGCTTCTTCTTTCGCTTGGCGTGACCCGTTCGGTCAACGTCTTTGCGCGTGCCCTCGCGGGCTCGCCGACGCGCCTCCGCTTCGCTAATCTCACCGCGCGCGGCTTGGGCGAAAAACAGCCTTCGCTGGGCAGGAGTCCACGGAATTTTAGTTACCTACTCTCCTGGTAACGACCATCGCTCGTTTATCAAATGTTCTTGAAGCTTTGGATTATCGCAGAAGCAAGAAATACACCATACCGTGCTGTCGTGTTGCGCGTAGACGACGCCCGTCGCCCCGCGACGGTGAACAATCTCAAACGGCTCATCGTTGGAACGCCTCATCGCCTACGCTCCGCCAACTTCATCGTCGCCGCCCGGATACGGATGCGTGTATCCGCCGACCGTGCGGCCGAGTTTAACGTAGGCCTTCCCACCGAGGGCGGTTAGCAGCGCAGCCGCTATCCCGCCCAAAAACCACCAAGCGCCAGGAGGCACGTTAGCCCTGCCAGGACCCGACCGTGAACGCGATCGTGTCGGTTCCGCCGCCACCGCTCACGCTGCCCGAGATGCCCTCGCTGCCAATGCGAACGGGGCCAAAGGTCCCACCGCCAGCCGCGAGTTCCGCGCCGAGTTGCGTTACGAACGCCTGCGCGGGAGCCAGCCACTTGAACCAGCCGAACACGAACCCGATTCCGGCAATCCACTGGCCCACCTGAGCCGCGTTGCCGACCTTGACCGAGAACGATGTAGAGCCGCTTTTGAGATTGCTGCCCAGCGTCTCAAAGAGAGTCGAGAGCGCGACCATTTCGGTCGTATGGAAGAACCCCAGCACGAAGCCGAGATCGAAAAGATAGCCGCCTAACTGTTGGATTGTCATACGAGCCCTTTCAAAGACTGTGCGGGGTTTTCAATGGGAGCCTGCGGTGCCATTATCGGGGCTGTGGACGTGGTAGAGACGTTGGTTCCGACGACGGCACCAGTCTGCGGATTAACCACCGTTGCGTCCTGTGCGATGACGTGCTCCGGCGTGCCGTTCGTTTTCTTCGTGAGCGCGTTGATAACGACGCCAGCCGCTAAAGCCGCGAGCGAAATCACGCCCATAAGGTAAGTGCCGTGCCCCGGCCAGACTGCATCGAGGGCCGGGGCTGACACGACTGCTGCGAACGACACAACCGCCGACAGAATCGTTACGATTGTGGAGGACTGCATTGACGACTACAGGCCGGGGTTGGGCCCTGACGGTGGAACCGGGCCGCCTGTGCCTAAAGGCTTCGCCTGACCCTGGACTTGGCCCGAGGGGACGTTTACCGCGTCGGCCACGTCGAGGAAGATGCTCGAAGGCGGCCCGGCAACCACGTCGCAAACCTGCGTCGCAGCGGTGAGGCCGTCTTGGTCCGTGACGGTGATGGTGACGTTGGTCGCTTCCGTTCCGCCGGCCGCGAGAACGGCGCAAACCTGCCCCGCGAGGGAACCGGACGGCATGGTGCCGACCGAAGCGGTGATCGACGGGTCGCTCGACGCGACGGAAAACGTGTCGCCAGCGGGAGGCGCAACGACGTCGCCGTTGGCATCCTTGGTCTGAATCGGAACGTACTCTGTGGTGTTTAGGCTGATCTCAAGATTCGGAATGGGGATACCCTCCTTAGCGGTGATGGGGACTGTAAGAATGATTGTAACAGGTCGCCTTTTGGGGCGGCAGAATTCGCTCGCCGCGAAGCCGAGAATGAGCCCTACGCTTGCGGCGAGAGCGATAGTCATAGGCTGCTATGCAGTAGAACCGGGAGCGTGCGCTCGACGAAGTAGAAAATGACGATGAGCGTGGCGAGTAGATAGATGGCCTGCGGAAGCCACGCTGGAGCCCCCGTCGTTCCCGCCAGGATAGTGACGAGAAACCTGGCGATAATATACGTCACCACCGCGACGACGAGCAACATAACGAGTGCAAGTATCATTCCGGGATACCTCCTTCAGTAAGAGTGTGATACGCCTCGAAGCATCGCGAGGCGTAATTATTGGTCGTGTTGAGGTCGAAATTCCCCTCAGCATGTCCGGCCTCCGCGCCGCCCAAACCGGAATTATACGTCGCCGCAATTCCGCGAACGAGATCGCCGCCCTGAACGTAGTTCCGCCAGTAGTTCCACGCGGGGATAATATACTGCTCGATCGCGTAGCGAATGTTGGCGGTCGGGTCTTGCCAATCTTCCGGCCACGAGCTCGTGAGCTGGAGTAACCCATGCCCGCCATCGAAGCTGATTACTTGTTCGGATTCTGGCCCATGACCTAATCCAGTCTCGTTAAACTTCAACGCAGCGACCAAACACGGCGACACGTTGAACTCCACGGCGAGCGTGTTGATTATGTCGGCATACGGAAATGCGCTCGGGCAAGGGGCACCAGAAACACCATCGCGGGCCATAAAATTCTCCTTAATGCGGATGCAGAATAACGCGTGCCGAGCCAAACCACCCGGCTTCGGTATTCAGTAGGAGCACTATCAACGATATAACGCCGGTCCAGACGCCGATGGTAAGCAGCCCGAACTTTTTATCCGCACGCTCGACGATTCTGCGAGCCTCCTGTACGTCTTTCGTAATCGCGGCCACTTCTTGCTCGTTCTTTTCACGAACACTTTCCACCGTATTGCTTGTTTGCGCTCGCACTTCGTCTACTTTTTCACCAACACGGTCAACCTTTTCTCCAAGACCTTCAATACGCGTTCCAGTGAGTTCGTCGATACCTCCGACGATAGCGCGCCGCGTTGCTCGAATAAGTTTACGATCCTCAGCAGTAACCTCTATGAGAGTATCAACTTTCGTAGTTAACCCCACCCATAGAGGTCCATCTTCGTAGATAACCCTCCGGCCGATTGTGCTTTTAGATTGCGTCATACCCTCATCCTAGCGATACAATACGGTAACGGAAGATGTTGAAACCCCAGCGAGCGTTACTTTAATGCTGGTGGTAAATTGGATGCCGTTAGCAAACCCAATAGAAAACGGGGCAGTTGCGAGTGTACTTCCCAAAAGGCTGGAGGGCAAAACTGTGGTTGCCCCATCGAGAACCGTTACGCTGCCGAGGAGACTCGTCCCGTTAAGATATATACCATATAGCACTCCAGGCGTGCTCTTAACCGTAGTTGTTCCAGCGGCTGCGGGGATAATGGCGTAACTCGAAGGAGCTACGCCGGAACCAGAGCCCGCGGCGATTGTGACGGAACCGATATTGTTTGTCCCGGAATCGAGGCTAACGTGTGAACCTGAAGCTAACGCAACCGTCGCACCCGAGGTTAGGCCGACCGTTGTGCCGGAAGGTAACGACACTTTGACATTCCCGCTGCCATCGAGCGGCCCAACTATTTCTGCGTTGATAAGATTGGCTAGGGTTAAATCAGAAACCGAAGTCGTGATGGTTGTCGAGCCGCTGACATAGGTTGCACACCTTACGCGGAAGTAAATAGCCCCAGCAGTCTGCATGTAATATATGCCGTCTGCCGTAATCTGTGAAACAGGGAGCCCGTTTTTGTCGACGAGCCCTACTTTAATGTAATTTACGCTATCTTGACTAATCTCAGAAACAAATATATTACTCCCAACATTGGTAAGCTGTATGCAGGAGGTCCCCTGACTCACAAACGGAGTTACATTTGTTGTTTGGTTAACGGCTGTTATTACTGTTTGATCGTATGTCATCGTGTCGTCTTTCAGTTTTTATTAAGCAATATATTGACTTGAAAGATATCTGATTAAAGCAGAAATATAAACTCTACGCACCTTTATTCAGAAGAATGATGCCACTCTGCCCCGCGAGGTTACCAGGCGATACGGGATTAAACGACGCGACGTTGTTTGCCAATGAAGGGCTACCGGTACAGTTCACCGTGTACGAACTCAGCAACGCAATCGTCCCGCCTGTAGCCGCACCGTAGTTCACGCTTTGCAATGAGCCGGGGCTTGCCGCGAGATTGAGCGAGTAGTTGTACGTCGTAATCGCGTCGGTTGTAAACCAAGACGAGAGAATCGGTTCGCTCGTCGTGCTCGTGTTGACGCAGGCGGCCGCGGGACCTTTAGAAACCCCGTTGATAAAGAGGTTGCGGTACTGTTGGCAGTAGATGCCCGCGGTGCCGACGCACTGTACGAGCAGGTCCGACGCGCCGTGCATATCGCCGCTGACGCTATCGCATCCGCCGCCGACCGTTTGCTTTGTCCCGTTCCACACGAACGGCTGCACCGTTTTTATCGGTGAGTATGGGACGAGCGTTTCTTCAAAGAAGTAGTTACCGTCGTACTGCCCGGTCACGCACGGATTATTGCTAATAAGACGAAGGGGTGCGCTCGGTGCGGGGTTTTGACTCACGGTGCTGTTGCACGTAATGCCGAGGTACTCGTAGAGTACCCGGTCGGGGATTTGCGTCGCCGGGTCGGGTACGAGCCAATGCATCGCGGCAACGAGTGTTCGCACGGCGGCGCTTCCACTGAGGTCTCCAGGCCCTCCAGTTCCGTAGCCGTACTCGAAGTCCACGATGTTCATGCCGTTGCACGCAGGGTCGTTCTGGACGTTCGCCATCGAGTTGATAAGTTCAATGAGCGAGCCGGAACCGGCCAACGGCCACACGCCGCCGTTGACCTTGTGCATGATGACGTTTTCCCACAGCAGGTATTTGAGGTTGCCGTTTGCCCTTGCACACGCATTGTGGTACGCCCACGCATCGTCAATGAGGTCGGCGTAGTACGGGTCGTGACAGTGACCGCTCGCAATGACGCTACAACCGCTGGGGTCGCCACAGCATGATGCGGTGCCGTTCATCCACACCGGATAGTTGATGCGCGCCGCCCACACGCCAAGCGCACTTAGATGGTCGATGCCAACATTGAAGGAGCTGCCAGTGGCAATCTGGTTGCAGATTTGCGTTATGCCGCCGTGGTAGCCAATGCCGTATTCGGTCGTGGTCGTCTGCCCAGATGACCCGCACGCAAATTGCCCAGTCATCTGCGTCGTATCCTCGAATAGGCCCCAGCCTGCGGGAATAGGCGCGGCGGCAAGCACGGTGTTGATTTCTGTCGCGAAGCCTGCGTCGTTGGGGTTCCAATAGCCGCCGGTTTGCGTAGAAGACCCTGAAGGGCACGGTGTAGCCGTTGGCGCGCTTGGATTGGGCAGGCGATTAGCCGAAGTTATGCCACCCGGATACTCGTGCGAGAACGAGGTTTCATCGTTTGCGTTCTGCCACGTCCACACGGTGTTTTCGACGCTGCCGGTACACGAGTTGAGCGCGAAGTCCTGATACCAATAATACTTGCAGTTCGCAGGAGCGGCACCATTGCATGCACCGCTTGCGTCACCAGTTGACGTTTGTTCGTTGTAGTCCACGGCAGAGAAGAGATACTGAAACGGGGTTGTTCCTGGCTCAGGCACAGCGGACGCCTGCGGTTGCACGATTGCCGCTGCCGGGATAACCGTTGGGATACCTGCAGGCGCAGCCGTTGCGCACGACACGCCGCATCCTGTAAAAGGCCATGTTCCATATGCGCTAACTGGCCGTCCAAGTATGACTACCAGGGACGCACAAGTAAATACTATCAGAACTGCAGCCCGAGTGTTTTTAATGCTGGGCATAAAAAGAAATTCCATAACCGTTGATGGTTGTGCCTGCCGTAACTATGCAAACGCCATCACCGGCCGGAATCGGATAAACCACGGAGGCTGGACCTGGCATACCGCTTGCCGATGATAACGGAGCCAGCGAACTCGACCATGCCGGGAGCCACTCGCCCGCCGCCGTTCCAACCTGTAAGGCTGCGGGGAAAAAAGTCCCAGTTCCCGTTCCGCACGTTGCTCCAGAACCATACTCAAACTGCGCCGTTGCCGCAGCGTTTGTTCCGCCACTCAGCCACGTAAGAAGCGAGATATAGATAGACTCACCAGCTACTGGAGCAATTATTTGCGTTGTGGTTGCTGTCGTAATGTTAGCGGTTGTGGCCTTGGAATCTGCGAGCGTGTCGAGATATATTGTCGGTGGATTTCCAGAACCCAACAATAAGCGTTGTACCTCAGCCCCGCCGCCCGGTGAGGCTGTCGGAATAGGCGTCGGCGTGTTGGCAACATGGACGCAGATGGCAAGGTCTGGGGTACACGTTGCCGCAGGTGCAGGCGTCGTTACCGGCTGCGTATAGAGCGGCGATGGTTGAACTGGCGCACTGTCGTGAACGCTGCACGGGTTCTGCCCCGGAGGCGCGCACGATACTGGGTACACGCCACCGGCAGGCGTTGGAATCGGGGTTGCCCCGCCCCCACCGCTCCCCGCAATCGTGCTCGAAGCGCCGGAAACGTAGGCCGTCACCGTTACCGTCTGCCCGCTCCACGTCGGGTCTGGCGCAATCCGAACGCACACCCCATTTATCGGGCCGAACTGGTACGTCACGCCGGAGGTTGGCGAAAGGGGCTGCGCTTGTGCCGTTCCGGCCAGCGTGCTAATCGTTGTGTTCGTGTAGGTGTACGTGTCGTTGGACACCTGAACGTCGATGGGGCCGCTCCCGGTCGCCTGAAACGTCCCCGAGTTTTGCCCGGTGAGGTTGCAAAAGATAATGGGCGGACTCCCCGAGGTAGTGAAAACCTGCGTTACAGGGCGGATATAAGGCACCTGAGCGTGCGAAGGCCACGGGGGCCATGTAGCGACCACCAAAGCGGAGAGCATCGCCAGCGCGGCAATAGAGCGGGTCGTAACGGTACGTTTCAACGGGAACCTCCTGATGTAAGTATAGCCGCTAAGGCCCGAGCAACGGGTTAGCCGACGTTGGGGAAGTGGTTGCCTCATTAGGCGTCGGCGGTAAAAGGGGGTTGATATTCGGGGGAGCGACGGTTGCCTTCGCCTTATGCGGCAGCGAAATGCCCGTTGACGAAAAGAGGGCCTGGTTCGCAATTGGGTCTGGAGCGTAGCCACGCAGTGTCTTTCCGTGAACCGCTGGAATCATGTCGATAACATCGCGCAAGTAGGGCACCGGGCTCGTCCCGATATCGAGGGCCGTGCCGGCCGGAGTGCGACCCGAGAGAAGCCACTTAGAGAGCTGCTTGCCACCAGGAAGCGATTGCGCACCGAGCGCCACAGGTAGTTTTACGAGGTCGCTCGTCTTAGAGCGCAAATACGTCGGCAAACCGCGCCCCACGTTTGCAGTCGGCTGATACAGTGTCGTATCCGTCTTGGGATTACCGCCGCCAAGGAATCGACCACCGAGAAGGCGGTTTTCTAACTCCACAAGCGCTGGCTGTTTTGCCGTTGCACCGAGGACCGCCTTAGCGCCCCCTTCTGCAAACGTCGCAAATGGCATAAACCATTGCAGCATCCCGTTGAGCGGCGAGTGGTTGGCGTAGTTAACAAGTTCGTTTGATGCCCTGACACCTGCTTCGAGCGGATGCATCCCAGACTTAACGTACTTATCTGAGAGCGCCGTCTTAGCCGCGGTGTCCCAATCCCAGGTCCAACGATTCATTACTCTCGTAGGGGCTAACTTCCCGAGAATTCCAGGTGCCTTCTCATGCGTTGCAATATCAACGCCACGCTCGATTGCCGGGAGCATCGCTTCAAAGCGTTTTACCTCGTCGCCGCCTGCACGAACGATGCGCGCAAAATGTAACGCCGCGAGTGGAACCTGCTCCGGTGCGCGCGCTAGCAGCAACGAGAGAATGTTAAACATATGGATTGGCGTCGTGCCAACGATACCAAGTTTCGGTAAGTTGACGAGTCCTCTGATAGACTCTGCGGCCTTTTGCCCCACGGTGCGCTCGGTACCAGTGGCCGGCGAAGTAACCGTGAAAATGTCGCGAATTGACGGTGGTATGTTCTGCACACCACCATAAACCTTGCCGAGTTCGTCTATTGCCTTGTTCGCTGTAATGGCTCGGGCCGACGTTTTAAGCATCCCGTCAAACGCCTTCTCAAACTCGTCCACTTTACTGCTGCTGATTTTGAACGGCGTCTGCTCAAGAATATGCGGGTTGCGCGGTTCGAGCATATTGAACTCGCGCGCAGGCCGATTGGGGTCAACGACCTTCTCGTAGTTGTGACCAGGGAAATACTTTGCGCGGTAGTTGGCCGAGGTAAACTCTCCGGGGCGTCCTGCGAATTCTTGCAACTCACGCGGTAGCGGATGCGAACCAACAATGTCCTCTAAGCCGCTTCCCGGTGAGGCTTGCATCCTAACAAGCGCGTCGGTAAGGTTCTTGCGGGACTTTGCTGCCATCGCAATCTTTTGGTCTTGCAGGACGCGCTCCTCAAGTTCTGGCGGGAGTTGCCCGTGCAGCACCTTTTGCACCGCGCTTGTTTGCGCTTTGGTTAGGCCTGCCATCGCGGCGGAATCCATTGCGGACAAGCGGCGGTAGAGTTCGCGCTGCTCTGCACGCTGACGATTCAGCATTCCGACCGCCTGCATCCACCGTCCGCGTCCGACTTGGTTTATTGCTTCGCCGCCAAAGTTAAGTAGCCGCGTTGCAGCGTGCGAAATGTCCGTAATGATTCCAGGACCCCATACCGGGAGATGCGCCTTATCCACTGCGCTCAGAACCTTGGAGCCGTACGTGCCGACGTACTTTGTCAAGGGACCAGTATCGGCCGTTTCCAGCGTGAGCGGGTCGGTCCCCGTATCGAGTACCGCATCGTACACGCCTTGCAATGCGTGTGGCATTTGCGCGTAATGGTCGGCCCCGTATTTTAGGAACTCGGTTAACGGCGCATTGAGGAGGTACCCCGGAACCATGTCCTGGCGCGGTAGCGATGAAATAACCTTACGCAACGCCGCGCGATTAGCGTCTGACGTTCCGCCGTGGAATATGGCTTCGTGCAAAGCCGCTCGTTGGAAGTCGAGCAGGTCGCCGAGGTTGTGAATCGGCGGTGCGTGGAAGCGACTCGACGTTTGCGGTGGCGCTACAGGTAGCGCAGCAGGCGGCGTTCCAAGCGACGGTTGCGCGGGAGGCGAGGATGAATCGAGTAACGGGTTATCCACGTCACCGTGGTCCTAATCCGTAGTGCTTCAAAATCTCGGCTGCCTCGGAGTTCGTGTAACGACCTGCCATTACTGCATCGAAAACAAAGCCTTGAATCTTGGCTTTAGGAACCTTAGAGAGTTTAGTGATTGCCTCGTTTACCTTTGGGTCGCCGCTTTCTCGTCCAATCGGCGGCGGCGGAAGGCGCGGAGGAGCAGACGCAAAGGGAGTTCCAGGCGTACCACCGCCAACCGGAGGCGGCGGACCTTGAAATGCACCTCGGTCTGGAGGCAAGGTAATGTTGATAGGAACGTTAACCGGAGGAACTGGCTGCACCGCTCCACTGGGAGCTTTTGGATATGATGAAGAGCCAGCGCGAGCAGCGTCGTTATACTCGGTATCGAACTCGCGTCCTTGAACCTGAGCGTTCCCGAGCTGCACCCGAATCTGTCCCTCGTAATCCGCTATCGCAGCGCGCGCCGCATTGTTCTCGTCGTATCCTTGAAGGCGGTACGCGCCAGCAAGTTGCGCTAGGTTCCACCGCGCACCGTAGTTGTACCGTGCAAGCGCCTGCGAGTTAGCCATTTGCATCGAAGCGCGCTGCAAGGTGGCCGCATCGTGACCCGCGGCAATCTCTCGCGCGCGAGCAGGTAGGTCATTCATCGCCTTAGTTTGCGCCTCGGCTAGCGCCGTTTTAGGGCCGGCGGTGAACTGCGCGTTTGTTACCTCGCCGTATCCGCGCGGAATAGTCGCCGCGGCTTTCCCCCAATACTCAATACCCTGCGGGTCGTTCTGCTCGATAGCCTGCGCGTAGTTGCGCGCGGTTATCGTCGCTATATCATCGTAGGTCGCATTCTGCGGAATCTTGGCGTACTTGCCCGTAAGCGGCAGCGGTTTGAGCGTGTTCGGGTCGTAACCTTGCTCCGTTGCGTTGAGCGCCGTCGTCTTTTGCTCCGCCGCCGTACGCGCCTTTTCTTGTTCAATCTCGGCGTTCTGGTAGGCCGTTTCGGACGCAGTGCGCTGCTGCTCTTGCTGGTTTTGCAAGCGCTGCTGGCGACCTTGGCCGTAGCCTGCGTATCCCGTGAGGAGCGCGGTGAGGAGCGCCATTAGTAGGGTGAACTTTGCTGCTCAGTCGAGCCGTAGTAGCCGCCATTGTCATACGACGACGCATTAGCAGGGTTCGCCGCATAACTTCCGCCGTTATTCGGCGCACTACCAAAGTTCGGCGGGACGCCACCGATGGCTTGACCTGCACCGGAAAGCGCCTGGTAAAACTGCTGAATCGCATCGTTGTATGATTGCACCTGCGCGCCTGGCATTTGCGCGTTGATGTTGTTGTAGCCTTGCAGCGCCTCTTGGTAGAGCGGTGCCGTTACGCCCGCGAGTGTTGACGCTTGCCCTGAAGCGACGTTGCCACTGAGTGAGCGACCCTGGCCGCTACCGACGAGGCCCGTTGCCGCGGCTTGTGACGCTACCTGTTGGTCCTGCTGCGCGAACTCCGGTCGAAGTTGCGCGGCCTGCAATCGCGCGAAGTCTGCGGCTGCCGGCGAACCCGCTGCGTTAATTTCATTGTTGAGAGCGTTCTGATAATAGCCCCCTGTCGTATTCGCGGCGCTTCCCGCTCCGGCGAGCCCGGCAATAAGGTTGCTCATTCCTGATACTCCAAAAACGCCCGCGTGACGACACCGCCAAGCCGCTCCATCGTTTTGATAAGCGCTTTATCGCCAACTGCAGGAGCGCCGCAAAAACGTCGGCCATCGCGTTTCGCCTCAGCAATAAGCCACCGCGTGAGTTCGACCACCGCACGATGCGAGCCGCGAATACTGAGCAACTCGCGAACGTTCTGCGAACCGTGCCAGTCGTAGCGGTCGGTGAAAGCAGCCAGCCCAGCTACTTGTCGAAAGCCATCTTGGTCAACTCTCGAACTTTCCCAGTAGGCGAGCCAGCTTACGCTTTGCATATCATTGAGGGTGGGGCGTCGGAACGCAAATCCTTCCTCGGTGGGCTCGTTGGGAATCGGCGGCAATTTGCCGCAGTCGTGCAATAGTGAAACCAAGAGCGCCGGAACGACCTCAATAGCCCGCGTGCTGGTCCTCGGCGCGGAGAGCATAGGGCCATTTTCCCGAGCGAGAGGGGCCTGTTCGGCCCCCAAAAAGGGGGTTTGCATTATGGCGTCTGCACCGCCTGAAAATGGACAAGCCGCACGTCAGCGGGGTCCGACGACTGCACGACCGCCCCCGTGGTCGTTACCTGTATGACGCTCAACTCTTGTGGAGCCGTGGGATTGGCTTGCTGTGCCGTCGCTGTGACCGCCGGCGGCTTCGTAAACTGTGTCGAGAACTTCCATACCGCGAGCGCCCCGTTCGTGTGCGGGATGAGTGTGAGTATTTTGCTGTCGGTCGGCGTGGTGTTCGGCGCGTTGGTGGCCGTAGCAGCGGTGTTGCGATTGCCCGTCTGCCCTCGCGTTGAGCCAGGCGGCGGGAGGACAGATGCAGGCGCAAAGTAACGCCGCATTTTATTCGCCTCTTGGTGCGTGGTCGCCATGAGCGCGCGCGCCTTCTTCTCAGCCAACGACCGAATCACTGAAATGCTTCCTCTGGATGCAGGTCGGTGCCCCATGAGAGCATTTCAAGGCCAGCAAATGAGGTGCCATCCTCGGTGAACTGGACGAGCACCGAATCGGCCTGTATCGGCTGCGCTCCCGGTAGGTTCGGGTTGAAAATCATTTGCTCCAGCGTGTTGAGCGCCTCGGCATTGGCCGGCGCGATCGTCGGGTTGAACGCGATAGTTTGCGGCTTGGTGCCATACGGTAGAATCTGGTTTGGCTGCGGTGGGATAATCCGACCTGGGACAATCGTCGCCATGAGATTCGCTCCCGCCGTGGCCTCCACGTTGAGAAACAGCCGTGTTGCGTTCTTGAGTAACTCCGGGGTCGCAAACGTGACAAACCCTGTTTGCGCCATCCACGGAATCGGATTGCCCGCATCGGACGTTGCGTTTCCGCCAACGCGATAAAGAAACTGTCCTTGCGGGTCGATGTAGTACAGGTAGGGATTATCAACGTCGGTCCCGCCAGGATTAGGCCCCGAGCCCTGCATAATCCACGCGCCCACGTTCCAACCGCTCCAGTTTGTCCAAGCGTATTGCCCGAGCGTGTTGCTCGCCTCGTCGTCATACACCGCAATGGTGTTGGCAGCAGCAGAACCACGGTCGAACGCAAAGAGCGCCATAGACCGATAAATAATGGACGTGCCCGCGAACGGCGCATAGATACCATACTGATTGTTGAGGGCGACCTCTACCTGAAAGTCCCCGGCAATCACTTTCATTAGTTGCTGATTGCCGTTGGAGATGTAGCCTTCGGTAAAGGGAATCGGCGCGCCGATATGCTCTAGCTCATACGAACCTACGGCGAGGCGCATCATACTGCGGCCATCCCAAAAGATGAGTTCATTTTCGAGAGCATCAACGCAATCGGGCGAAGGTATGCCGTGGTCCATTATTTGCGGCGTGACGGAGAACGAATACTCGCCAGCCTGGAAGTCATAGCCCTCGAACATATAGATGCTCGCGGTTTTAAGGACGTAGAGTGCGTTGCCGACTGGAACGCACGCCTGCACGTTTGGGTCGCCGTCGCCTTCACCGATAGCGTAGCCACCGTTATTTGGGCTCGTCATCTTGCCGACGCCTGGCCCGGTCGAGGGGCCGTTCTCAATCATATATGTAAAGCACTCAGGTTGTAGAATGTCGCTGGCGAAAACTGTGTCGGGGTTGTTCGGGTCGCCCCAAAACCATACGTGGTCGTGCCAGGTCACACATCCGCTAAACGCATTGGGAGCCATGAACGAGAGCCCCTCGACGATGCCATCCTGCTCGTTGAAGCGCGCTGGTCCGCTCCACGGTTGCCCGCCGCCGCTAAACGTATCGTTGAGCGTTCCACTTGCAACAGGTCCTTGGTTCTGCGTTGCAATCATTAGCGGAGTCCCGTTGCCACCAGACGTTCCACTCAGCGTGACGCTATAGGTATAGCCGTTGCCCGCGTTGCCACCGCGTCGCGCGCCGAGGAATATCGTTGCTGTTGGAACGGCGCATCCGCTCTGCCCCTGCCCGCTACTGTCGAGATTGCCAACAGGCGGCGTCGAGCCAACCGAATACGCCTCGCCGATGAACGGCGGGTACGGCGGTGTCGCGTCAGGGGCAAGAAACGCTGCTGTTTCGTTGATGAGGATACACAACTGCGCGGCGATCGAAGCAGGGTCATCCGTGCCAAGGATATAGTATTTTGGGGTCGTGACGCTGTTTGTTCCATTGCTCACCGTCACCGTGATATAGACGTTGCCTGGTTGAATGCTTGGAAGGCCGGTAATCGTAATGTCGCCGGTTGCAAAACTACCGTTCGGCAAAACGAGCCCCGTAATAATCAAAACGTCGGCACCTGCGCTTCCAGCCTGTGGGTCACGCGCCGAGCAGAAGTCTGGTGGCTGCGTTCCTGAAAGAGCGAACGGCCCAATCGGGGAGAGCGTAGAGGGCGTATTGCCCATTGAAAGTTTGCCCTGAGCGTACACAACCAACTGCGTCAGTGGCGACGGCCACGCGCGATACCAACGGAACCCCGACACGGGAGTCTGCGTTGGCCCATTTGGCAGTTGGAATCGCGTTGTTCCGGTGCGCTTACCCCACGACCCATTGCGATGGTAGATGAGGTTCTGCGTAGCGGTTAGTCCCGAGCCGCCAACCTGCGACGGAGTTTGCGCCTCGTTCAGTACCCCGCTGCACGGAAAAGAAACGAACCTGTTACGCGGCGGCATTTATAGCCACGTTCCGCTATCGAGGTCCGAATCGTAGAACGCGCCGCTCGTTGGATTAACGTCACGTTTGGAATCCCACTCCAACTGCTTCGCCTGCTTTACGCACTCAGCAAACCGGATAGCGAACACCTTCGCCAATCCATCGGGGTCCTGCTTCCGCAGCCAGTAGTCCGCTAGCACTCCGTACACCAGTGCGATATGGAACTGCGGCGGAATCCCTGGCGTATCGGATGGATGCGCCATCGTTGACCCGGTGGAAGAGTAGTAAAAGTTCATCGTGTCGCCATTGGGCGATAAGTTCACGATGCCGTTGGGAGTTACAACCAGCGTTGCGCCGGTATTGAGTGTAACATCATATGTGATATTCGTTCCTGGTGCGTTGGCCGCAGTGAGTTGAATCTGGTTGTCAGCCGTCTGCGTTGCCGCAAGGAATGGAGCGGGGCCAATAACCGCGTTCGAATTGTTGATGAGCGTCGAAACGGCGTTGGCGATACTCGACGGCGAGTCGCCCGCCTGCACAACGTACGTCGGAACAACCACGGGTGCCGCAGGAACGTTCGTGAGCGTCACTTGTACCGTGTTGCCTGCGGTGATAACTCCGGTAAACGTAATCGTTCCGATACCAGGCCCCTCCTGATTGCCTGGTCCTGGTTGCGGAAACAGCCGAATGTACCCGGCCCACAGTTCGCGGTAGCAGTACGGCTGCCCCATAGCCTGCGTGACATTTTGCCAATAAGCGTCAAACTCTGAAAACGACTTCCCGAGCAGCGTATAGGTCTGTTGCCCCGCAGGTGTGTATTCGACGCGCGTTAACGACTGCAAGTCAGGCGGCACGGGATAGTCAAGAACCGCGTACACCGGGACCGTCACCATCCGATCGGACAGCATCGGTGCAAGCCCGGTTGCCGAAACGAACTGTCCCAACATGATGTTGAGGTCGCGCTGCACAACCTGTTGCGGGAAGTCGCCCGTTACCGGCGGCGGGAATCCGGTATCAGGGCCGGGCTCGCGCAGCAGGTGCCAAATCTTCGCTTGCATCGTTTGGAAGTCGATGGCTCCCGCAGTCGGTACGGAACCACGCGTTGCGGGGTTGAGCAGCATGACGCCACCCTGAACGTCATCCCAAATTATCTTGCCTTGGTTGCCGCCCCAGGACCAGGCGTTATAGTTTCCAGGCGCGCTCGGCATGGTTGCCTACGCGGCTATTTGCCAATCCATTGAAACGCCGCGGGGGCGTGCGTGAAAAACTCGATAGAATCGTAGGGAGAGGTGAGCGTTAAGCACACAACCTGGTTCGCAAGGAGAGTTTGCTGCGCTCCGGCGTTGACTGCAAACGTGCCGCCACTCGCATTGGCCGTAAACATAACAAACGAAGGCCCGTAGTAACTCTTCCCTCCATTTGCACTCTGTGTGTAGGCTTGATATGCGGTCGATACGGTAATATTTGCCAGGGTGTTAATGGTAGTGTTTTGGTCGTTATACCCGAGGCAATTGCGAACGTATAATCCGCCAACCGTAACCGTACCAGTGACGCCTATAGGATTCGTGAATCCCTGCATCGAGCAGCCGTCAAACGTTATTAGGCCGCCCAAGGCGGTGCTGCTCCAGAGAACGGCATACTGCGTTGCCCCGTTCCCAGTTGACCCACCTCCAGCATTTGGATAGGTAGCATCAAGATGAACATTACAGAAGGAAACCTTATTGCAACCACCGCTAATGCACACGTTGGCCGAGCCGTCCGCTCCGAGGTTCGCATTATTGCCGAAGTTCCCAATGCCGCCGCCGGTAAACCGGACGTTCTGTGCGACATTGATTTGTACGCCGTACTGGTTGTTTGATGCTACGCCGTAGTTCGTGTTGCCACCAGACGTTCCACTCGTGATGTTGCCGTAAATATTGCAGGCAACGAAATCTATTTCCGCCACATTAGTGCTGACGCCGCCGTTGGTATCAATGTAGACCAGCGGGTGGCCGTCAGTAGAGTTCTGCGACTTGTTCATCGTACAGTTCGATATAGCAACACTGTTGATTTGCCCGGTTGAGCCAGCAGGTTGGATAAACAGCGACGTAATGAAATTCTGCATTTGGCAGTTCGTTATTTGAACCTCATGGCTACCGCTGTTGATGCCTGAGGTTGAGAACGATGCGCCCCACCCTTGCGAGGTGTTGAAGCATACGCCGTACGACCATTCTGATAGATGCAGGTCTCGAACCACAAGATGCTCGCCGTTAGACTGGCCGCCACAGACCATGACAGCCGCGCAGTTCGTTGGCCCGTTACCGCTGCTAGGATTCACCCCGTCCTGCGAGATGATGCCGCCAGGACCTACGCAGAACGATTGCGGCTGTTGGAGGATAACCGCCACGGAGTTGTTCGGGCTTCCCGCCTTATACTGAATCGTCGGTGATTCTAAACCTGAACCCAAACCAGCAGAGTTGAACGCGGTCGGGCAGTTATAGAAGTTGCAGTGGACCGCGCGCACATTCCAACCGGATTGCACGTAAATGCACGTATCAAGGTTGCTTGTCGAGTTGGCCCAATTGAAGCCGAGGTTGTGCAAGTAGATGCCGCCGCTGCTATGCTGGCCGCTGGCGTTAAAGAGCACGAGCCCGCCGGTGCCGTTGATAATGAACTGAATAGAGTTGATGTTATTGCGGCCACCAGAACCAAGCCCCTGAATAACCGACGAGTCGGGCAATTGTATGCCAGTATTGGAGGCGTTTATTTGGTACCCGTACTGTGGAATCCACGCGAATCCGCCCACAAGTCCCGGACTTGGTAGGGCCATAGCAGCGAACATATTTGTGAGCGCGGTGGTGTTCGCTCCGGCGCTGCCGCTCGAAGTTCCGGTATAACTGCCGTAGTTGTAAAGCGTGAGACCAGCGCCGCTAAACGCGGTGTTATAGGCGATTGTCGTTGAACCGCCGCCACCGATAAGTTCACCCAGCGTCACGAGTGGCAACTGATACCCAATACCATCGGCGGTGTGGTACACCGGAATGGTATCGGTAAGTTGCGGAATAGCTAAAACCGGCGCTTGGGCTATCGTTTGGTCGCAGCGCGGCTGACGCGCAGCAAGTTGCTTGGCGTAGTCGAGCGCGAATGCGTCGAGTTGGCTCAGGTCGCGAAGCACGCTAGTCGTCGATGCTCGGCTTGTTGCGAAGGTGAACGAAGCGCCCCGTTTCTCGCGCGGTTCTTTTGAGCATCCCACTTTGAATATCACCGCGCACCGGGTCTACCGATGCGTCGCCACCACCCTCGTCAGGGTTATAGACTATCGGGTACTTCATGCGCGGGAATTCTTCGGCGTCCTTATAAGTAGGGCCGTCTGATTTTTTGCCTCGCGCCATTATTTCGTTCCCTCTGCGCTCGTAGAACCCGTGTCGGTAGCAAACTCCGCCGCGTTACTGACGCTGCCAGTATTGTCGTGATACTTGTTCGTTAGTTCCGGGTCGTGCTTGCCCATGTCAATCGACGGAGGGAGGTTCTGAGGCGACGTATCGAGATTCTCCGCAGCCTTAGCGTCCTTCTGTTCGAGGTCCTTACGCAACCGCTGGTTCTCCTCGGACTTTTCGTGTAGGTCAAGCGCACGATGCAATGCCTCATTTTCGGCAACAATCGGATGCACGAAGCGCGGATTCTTTATCTCGACGGTTGAGGCGATGCCAGCCAACGCGCAGCGCGAGCACGAACCAACTAGCACTTCGTCCGTGAACGAACCAGGGCAGGTAACGAGCGTTCCGCACTGAGGACACGCTCTGTCCAGCGCAATGTCAGCCACGTTTCTTCTGCTCCTTGCTTTCGATAACGCGGCGGGCGGCGTGTTGCGACGCCACCCTATCCGCTGCTGCTTTGTCGTCTGTACGAAACACGACCTGTTGGTTCTGGTAGCCCTGCTCGACGACGACGTACTTCTCGCCGGCCATCGGCTACACTAACGCCGGGTCGGCGTTCTTCGTTGTAGCCTTTGCGCGAGTTGCCGTAAGCGTAGCGACCGAACCGGCCACCGCACCGTCGAACTTCCCTTCGAGTCGCGCCAGGCGTTCGTTCATCGCGCGACGCTCGGCTTCGAGTTCCGCATCCTTGGCGCGTAACTGCGCTTCGTACTTGTCGGTCAGTTCCTCGACAGTCGGTTTGTGGTCAAACTGATAGTCGTCGAACTCGCCCAGGCCGTACATTTCGTACAAGCGCACGGGCTTCTCGTTGCGACCGTCAGCCCCGATAATCGAGATAGTTACGTCAGGGGAGCGGTGGGGGCCAATCGGCTGCCCCTCGCGACTGCGAGGGTAGTCGTAACGGTTAACGTACCGCGCCTTCTCCGTCGATATGATGTCGCGCAACTCTTTGATTTTCTTTTCGTCCGTCGTTTTCTCGTACTCGTCCTCAAGGTCGAAAGGACCGAAGTACGCGCGCGTCCGATTGAGCGGCCACACGATGGACTTGCCAGGTTCGAGGACGTAGAGAATCGTTTTCTTCCCGAGTCCCTCGCACCACGGAATATCGAGATGGCTAGGCGCGTCTGCCGCAAGTTCAATGCGGCAGAGTTGCTCAATCATCTTCGGTTCGCGCGACTGACTCAGCGACCGTTCGCGGTCAATCTTATCAAAGAAGGTTTTACCCATGCTTTCCCTTTGCTGCTAGCGTGCGCTTACGAACGATTCGGCGGAACGATCGGACCGGCGGTGGTACCCGTTAACGTCGTGCCAGGTTGTCCGCTCGGATTGGTAACGCTCGTCGTCGCAGATGGGTTGGTGTTGAACGCTGGAGGTTGCGGCGAAGGAGCGGGTGCGTTCGGCGAAGTCTCGTTCGGTCCCGGAACGCCAGGGATTCCGCTGGTCGGTTTCACCGGCTCCGGCGTGTTCTTCTTTTGCGCGGCGGCAATCTCGTCGGCTGACGGGCGATACGTCGGCTTCACTTCTGGCATTTTCGCCAGGCCGTTATCGTCCGTATCAACCTCCATCGGTTGGCCGGTGTTCGGGTCGCTAACAAGAGTTTTGCCCGCGCCGGGTTTGTGTTCGTAACTCGAAAGGTCTGCACTCATGTTTAGTACGCTCCGTAGATGAGAGTTGGCACTTTGCCCTTGTACCCGGTTCCACCGCTGAACGTCGCGCCACCAGCGGTGAGCGTCGAGCCTGCGCCCGCACTAACCGAAGCGGTGGTCGTAAGCGTGTTGGCGACCATGCCTGAGATGAAGGTGTAGAACTGCCACTGTTCGAGCGCATTGCCTGCAAGCGACGTAGTACCGCCAGTTACGAGGAACGGATTGGCAAGGCCGTTGATAGTCACTGTAACGACAGCCGAAGATGACGTTGCCGTGAAGTACGGATACGGGCTACCGACACCGTGAACGGTGTTCGCTGCGAAATATTGGTCGGCGTTGAGCGCCGCGGCAAGTGCGGTCGCTGCCGTCGTCGTCGAGGCTGCCGTCGTCGCGTTGAGCGGAACGCTAATCGGGTGCGTCTGCACGGTTCCAGGTTGGCCCGTGGTGTACGGAACTTGGAGCGTTACGGTGAGCACGTCGCCAGAGGCAGGCGTACCACCAACCGTAAACGTCTGCGTCGCCTGAGCGAGGGCAGCGGCGGTCAGCGACGAGCCGATACCCGAAGCGGGAAGCACGACGCCGCCAATGAGCGAGCCGCGCGCCGTCGCCGTCGCGAGAGCAACGCCCTGGCCGTAACCAGCCGTGTTCCGTGAGGAAACGAGTTGAATGCCGTTCGTCAGCGTTACCGCTCCCGTACCGGACTGGTCAACCCACACGTAGTTGATGCCCTTAACTTTGGCGAGAACATACGGCGGGCCGCCCGAAATGTTGACCTGCGACGTTGGCGAGGTAAACGAGGCGTTGAGCGAGCCTGCGTTATCGAATCCCGTCCAACCATCGCGCACGACGCCAACCACGCCCGGCGTGGTCGTTCCGGCGGCCAGCGGCTGCACCGTCTGGAAGTCCGGTAAAATCTGCGAGTCAATCGCGGTCATCCCGAGCACGATGCCCGACAAGTACACGTTTGAAGCGTTGCTGACGCGGTAGCCCTGAGTACCCGCTCCACCGGAGTTCGGCAGATTCTCAAGCGTCAAATCCGCGACGTTAGTCCAACCTGGCATTACTTATTTCTCCCCGCCCGGTTCCTTATGGCCGGGCAAACTGTGAGGTGATGAAAGTGCTATCGCTTCCCGCGAACGTGATTCGTCTGGTCCATGTAAATGCCGATGCGCTTGGCCGGGTAACCCTCGATGTAACTCTCCGCATCCATCGTTGACCGAGCCGCCGTGACAATCTTGCCAGGCAGTTCGACGTTGGAGGAAGGCGTTTCGCTCCCGTCGTTTTCGCGCTCTCTCTTAGCCATGCTATTCAAACTCCTTAAACCGTTATTAGTTCAGATGGTATCTTAGCACCCTTCCGAGCATTACAGCCACGGCAGAGTGCTTGTGTGTTATTCCGCGTCAAGTACCCACCAGCCGAAAGCGGAATTATGTGGTCGCGTGTTGGCACAAACTTAGAGGTGAAAAGGCGCTGGCAGTGGGCACAAGCCCCCTTTTGTTCACGGATAATGGCCCTCCACTCTTCGCCCGTGAGCGTATCCATGGAGGGGTCGTACTCGCGACGTTTTCCGTTTGCTCTCAGGATTAAACGATGAGCGTTTTTTTTGTAGTACGTTTGCCATTTAGCTGCGATTTTATCGCGGTTTCCTTCGCGGTAGACTTTTTGTCTCATTAGAACTTTACCGCGGTTTTCGCGAGCATACAATTTGGCGTGGAGTGAAGAACACGGCTTACACATTGTGTGCAGCCCGTCACTTCTGGAAGCGTTGGACCCAAAGTTCTTGGGAGTCTGCCACTGCTTGCAGCAAGAACAATGCCTCAAACCTTGAGAGCGCATTTCCTCGATGCGTTCAGATTTTACGGCATCACGGAGTCGGCAGCTTTTGCATTGCGGGAACAGGCCATCCCGACGCAGGCGGTCTTTGCCGAACGCGCTTAGGGGCCTCTCAGCCTTGCATTTGCTGCAAATCTTCATACTATTTAATCCGCAAACCGTCAACTAGAATAACCCAAAATCAGGCGTTTGAGATATTCGCGTAGAGTCCGCAACTGGACGGCTTATCGCACTCGTAATTCCCGAGCGCAAAAACTTGCCCAACTTCCACGTCTTGGTTCCACACTTTGACAAGGCCCTCGAAGACGAAATCGCGGTTCTTGTGGAGGAACAGTTTGACGTGGTCGATGTTGAGGAAGTACATGGTGCCGGCGGGGCAACCGGAATCCATGATGAGCGCGGAACCCTTGAACGCGAGGTTCGTGAAGCCGAGGTTGCCCACGGCGTCGTCGAGGAACCGCTCGTTCGGGGTGAGCAACGCTTCGTAGGAAGCGTAGCCCGTCGAAGTCGTTACGATGAGTTGCGGACGTTCCTCGTCAACCTGGCACGAAACGTAGAGTGTGCCCATCGTTGCGAGCGACATTGCGGTCGGCGTTCCGGGGTTGGATACTTGCGACTGCCACCACGGGTTCGCTACGCGGTCGATGCCGTTGTAGACTTGGAACCCGGCAGCGTTGTTCACGCCTGCGCCGAGGCCATCCCAATCTTTGCCGCTGTTGCCGTTGCCGTTGCCGAACGCGAACGAACCGACCTTATCGAAGCAGGCCATGAAGGCCGATTCTGATTTCGCTTCCACGAAATCGAGCGCGGCTTCTCGCCCGGTGCAGCGGAGTTTGTCCGTACCGACGATGGTTACCGAACCATACGCACCGCACCAGCGGATTTGCACGTTGGTAAACTCCTCCTGCGCGTCGGCGTTGAGAATGTCCGCGCCGAAGTAGGATGCCGCAGTCTGGTTCATCTGCGCGAGAATCGGCTGGGCGATAATGGAACCGCCGTCGATTTTTTTCACGCGGCCTTTGGAGTTGAGCACGCCCAGCAACGCGCGAGATTTGTACCTCTGGTCGATGATGTTACCGCGAATGTAGCGGTTCGCGAAGGTGTTAACTTCGGTCGTACTGAGATACGGAATGCCGTTAGCCACGAATGCTCCTCACTTTACTCTGGATAGTCATGTAAGAATGCCGCCTTCGCGTTCTCTGGCGGCCCGGTGTATTCTCGGGGTGGCGCTTGGCGCGTCGTCCCGAGCGCGCCGGGTCCCGTACCTGGAAGTAGCGCCGCTGCACCAACTCCTGGCTTGGGTTCGATAGCAGCAGGGTGCGCGGTCGCGGCTTGCCGCGATGCTATCCCCATCGTATCGAGGAAAACTTGTTCCGCTCGAACCGCGTCGAGAAGTCCCCGACGCTCGTTGAGCGGTTTGCCGGCCGCTTCGTCCGCGGCGTACATCTCCGTTGCGCGAGCAAATATTGCCTGACGCGCCTTCTCGTTGTGCTGCAGGAAGGGATACTGCATATAAACCTGCGCCTTTTCGTTGTTCGCGCGCATCACGGCAAGTTGGCCTTCCATCTGCCGCGCGATAGACTCAGCGCGAGCGATGCGCGGGTCATCGGCGAGTTGAGCGACCTGCGCTGGTTGCCCAGGCGTTGACGCTCCGGTGGCCGGAATCTCCGTGCGGTAGAACTCGACGCTGCGCTGCAGGTAGTCGAGTAGTCCAGGGTCATCGGTCGCAAGCAGGTTCTCTAAAAGTTGGGTGCGCTGCGGGTTGGCAGCAAGGCGTTCGAGGACCGGCTTCCATCGCGTTTCCGCGTCGGCATAATCGCCGCCAAGGAGCGAACGGAACTGCTCTGCCTCTTTGGCCTTCGGCTCTAGTTCGGTGAACGACTGTTGCAAGCGCGCGACGATTTGCTCGCGCGTCCACGGTTCACTACCGGGGACCAGGGCTATCTTTTCGTCCGGTGCGTAACTCGGTTCGGTTGGCGCAGCGGCTTGCGGCTTCGCAGCCTCAGCGGGCGCAGCGGGAGTCTCAGCAGGTTTTACTTCCGCAGTCGGTGCGGTGGCTTGCGGCGTTTCCGTCGCAGGCGTTTCGCCCTCAACTACCGGAGCGGCACCTTCGGCCGGAGGTGCCTCCACCGTTGGAGCGGTTTCGCCCCCGGTGGCAATCGGCGTGCCGTCGTAATCAACCGTCGCTGCTGGCGCGGCGGGAACGTCGGCGTGAGCGACCGGCTCGGCTGGCGTCGCCGGGTGGTCTTGCTCGAATAGTGTTTGCGGTGCGTTGGCTTCCGGGAACGACGGCGCAACTTCTGGCCGCTGCTCAACCGGGTCCGCGAGTTTCCCCGGAGGGTTCTCGCGCATAAACTTTTTCGCCAAGTCAGGACCGCCGTCGCCCGAAGGCGTCGGTCTTTTGGGAACCGTTGGTTTTGCTCTGTTATCCGCCATTGCTTCTTTCGTAAAGATTCGGAGGGTCTAAGCCAAAATAGCCGACCCTCTGAATCGAGTGCCGACTACTTGCGCTTGCGCGAACGGCTGGCTTTGCGCTTCTTGCTGCGCTTGTGTCCGCGTTTGACGACTTTCTTCACGCCAAACATTTCGTGCATTCTTGAATGACGACCACGCTTGGCGCCCTTTCGGGCTGCGGATTTACGCTTGGAGCGCTTCTCGTGAGAGCCTCTCTTTGCCACTATGTAGTCCCTCCTTCCCTCCGAAGTTTTCTGAGGGACACGCTACGCCGCGTGTCACGAAGGAACGCACCCCCAAAAAGGGGGTCAGGCTTACATCGGCCCTGGAGAACCGCTATCTAACGTCTGGCTGCTGTCCATTTGCGCGCTGCCTGGCGTTCCAGGCTGCCCAATCGCGGGACCGTTCGCCTGCGCGTCGCCGCGCGTTACGTCTTTGATTTGCGCGATCATCGAGGTTATGTCCGCGCTCATATTCGGCGCAAAACCCATAAAGTTGCGGAGCGCCGCGATGGCTTCGCCTGCCGCGGTGAGTCGCGTTCCTCCCGCTCCTCCGGTCGGCATTGCGCCTTTCCCGGTTGGCGGCGGGGGAAGTGAGGGGAGATTAGGAGGTTGCCCCATTCCTAAACTGTTTGCTTGTGGTGGAGCGGTAGGGCCGCCACCTAGTGCCGCGACGTAATCTGAACTCATAAATCCCCTTTAGCGTACCGCCGCATTTTGGGCGGAACTTGGTGGTGCTGACGATGACGGTCGCCGCGATTGCGCCGCCGACTTGGCTGAATTGCCGCCGACCTTCGATGCCTTCTTCGCTGCTGCGTCCTGAGCGAGCGCAAGTTGCTGCTGCGCTATCATGCGAGGCACCTCTGTCTTATAACCTTCGAGTTTTTGAACTTTGTGCCACCACAAAAGGTCAACGAGTCCCAGTTCTTTCAGTTTCATCCAGCGGTTCCATGTTCCAGCCGGACTGACAGAGAGCGACGATATAGGCACGATGCCGAACTCGACCTGTCCCTGCAAATCTTGATTCGTGTATTGGCGGAACTGCACAGCAACATCAGCAGAAGGTTGGGCTACGTCGCCAGGATAATCCGGGCTCAAACGCAGCGGCCTATCGCCCTGGTCATACTGCTGAATCAGTTGAATCCGCAACTTGCCGTAGCGCTGCAATCCTGATTCAAAGTTGCGAACCTTCAAACGAATAGGCGCGCTCGACGATTCCTGTAGCTGGTCAACGGTCGCAAACGATTGGTTCGCGGTGTTCATCGTTCCCGTTACCGACTCGTTGACGCCGGAAACCTCTGCCATACCTTTCGTGATAATCTCGAACAGCGTAAAGAACTCGCCAGGCACGTTCGGCTTGTCGAGAGGTACCATTCCCTTTTCGGTATCTTCCATCGGAACAAGTTGTCCCGGCTCTCCAGTAATTGCTTGCGTGTTGACTCCCGCGCCTTTTTTTATTTTCCAACCAGGGTTGCCGGTCTTGCGAAGAATGTCGTACACCTGCGAAGCGATTTTGTTAACCGCTGTCGCGCACGACCGCAGTTGCAGAGGTTCTCCCTGAGCGTACACGCACCCGTCGTCGTAGTCTTTCCAAACAGCAAACGGAAAGCCATCAGTTTGATATGGATTCGGAATGTCGCGCAGCAGTACGCGGCCTCCAGCAATAACAACCAGACGTCCGTTCGGATACTTCAAACGCCACGCCGTTTCCATCTTGGGCGTCATCTTCACTTCGCGTTGCGGAATAGTAATCGGTTGTCCGTCAATCTCGTTAATAATAGTGCGGGTACCAACTATTTCCATGACAGGCTCACCGCCACGCATCATTGGCACCATTTCTATTTTCCCGCCTTTAACCACTGGACGTTGATACGCTTCGAGCGAATCGTCCCGCAGCCAAAACTCGGCTACCTCTACAGTGTCTTGGTCATCGTCGAAGTAGCGCGGCTGCGATAGCGGTCCGCTCGGCATAACGATATTCCGGTCAACTTGCATCGCGGACACGATGCGTGGCGTGCGCGCGTCACCTTCGCGAACATAGTCGCGGTTCATTATGTCCTGGTCGTTACCGATGCTGTTGACTCCTCGCAATCCTTTACACAACTCCGCTTCGCGCGGGAAGTTCCGGCGAATCCACCCCATCGTCATCCGGTCAACGTGGATAATGTATTCCGCGTCCTCGACGCCTTTTGCCGTTGGGTTGACGTAGATTTTGTACGGCGGGATAACATCGGTGCAGTGTTTGCCTCTTCCGCCGTTACCAAACGGGTCGTAATACACTTTGAGGAAAGACGAACCGAAAATAAGTCCCCACCCAACCCATAACGACGAAGTTAGTTGCATCTGGTTCTCGTCCCAGTCGCGGTCGCTCAACTTACGCAACAGGTCGGCGGCATCCTCAGAACCGGGTATGAGCGGTTCGACCGACACGCGGGGTTTATTGTCGGTCATAATTGCGCGTATGAACGTAATAAAGGCGCGGATTTTGTTGATGGTGATTGCAGCGCGCCACGGTGCCCGGCGCGGGTTCCACATATCACCGGAATACAGTGCCCACGCTTCGCCAAATGTTTCGTGCGGTTTACGCGCGCGCTTTGCCGCGTCAAGCGTCCGCATCGCATAGCGAACGGTGGCGCAGCGCTCGGCCTCTTGCGGTGTGAGCGCCTGCTTTTCGTTTGAACCGCGACGCTGCTCGCGCGCCTTTTCGGCGGTTCGCGAATCGGCAACCGCTTTAAGGGTGCGGCCTGCGTTGACCTCGGCTAAAGCCAAGAGTTAGGAACCCTGAGGAGGCTGGGCAGCGGTGACCGGAGGCGCTGCAGCCTGCCCTTTCCCAAGACGGTTGAGCAGCATTTGTCGCTCTTCGGGAGAGGCAGCGTTCAAAAAATTTCGGAGCTCGTGGTCGTTCGGGTCAACGATACCTTTCCACGCAGGGTCTTGCGCTACGTCATAGGGGGCGGGCTCGATATGCGGCTGCGCTGCTGGAATAGCCGGCGGCGTACCAATTGCGCGCCCAGCGGCTGGCGGAGAACCTAACGGCGTCGCGGATGCGGCGAGTGCGCGTTGGTACATTACTTGCCTCCTACTGCGCGTTTCGGCGCTTCGAGCGGGGTGAGGCCGGCACGCTTCGCCATCTCGCGCAACTTCCGACCAGACGTAATCTCGTTATTGTGAACCGGGCGCATCTTCCGCCGCGTCATCCCGTAAACATCCGTACCGATGACCTCGCCTGGAACGCCAGGTAGGCCCATGTTATATTCGGCGCTTCCGTCAGCAATGCGCGCCGGATCGGTTGAGTTGTACGCCGCATCCTCAACGCTTAGTCGGATATTCTTGGCGGCAAACTCGTTGCGCGCGTGCGTACAGTCGAAGCAACTCGGCTTCTCGACGTGCGGATAATCAAGGCACCCTCCGCCGCAATCGACGCAGGTGCGCGGAACAAAGCCCACCGCAGCGGTCAGCGTACTCACGGTTCTATCCTGTGAACTGCGCGCGGGGATACCAACCCCCAAAAAGGGGGCCGTTCTAATCCCATCCGCCCATCTCGTCAAACGGCTCGTCGCGGTAGCCGCTCTCGCCTTGTACCTGCGGGCCATACGCCGCGCCGTCGAACTCATCGAACGGTTCGGAAAAGGTGTTGCCGTCAATGTCGCCGCGCGGCGCGTTGAGGTCCACCACACCTACGTCCTCGTTCTCTCCAGGTTGCAACGCGGCCTCAAACCGGCTTATCGCATAGGCAATCTGGAACGACGAAACGAGGTCATCGTGGGTACCGACGCTGCCGAACGATGCGTCGTCAGCCATCGCGCCATGCTGCTTGTAGCTCGCCATTTCCAGCGCCAGCTCCTTGCTCGGAATATCCACGAGTTCCGACTCGACGGCCTTCACCATCGCCGCGACGGCAAACGGCTTTGTCTTGGCGTTGCTCTCCCACCCAACGTGTTTGCTCGCCGGGAACCCTGCGATACCGGGTACACGGTAGTTCCAGAGCGGATAGAGTTTGCGCTCGTCGATATAGGTGCAGGTCGCCGTTCCCGGTCCCGTCCATTCCGGCGCGAGTTTCGGCGCGACCGTATCGTCCCCGACGTTGTAGCGGATGCCCCATGCCAGCGCCGCGCAAACGTCGCCAAAGTCGATGACGTTGATTCGACCGCGCCAGGTCATTATTAACTCGTCTTTTTCTAACTCGTTGACAACTAGAACGCAGATAGTGGAGTAGTCCCCGTCCTCGCTCTGCGGGTTGCCGCGACCAATATCGGCACCGATGATAACGCGGTCGCCTGTGCGCGGCCAGCGCCACACTTTCAGGTTATCGTATGTTCTAGCGGTTGTATGCGGTGCGCGGCCTTCGCTTTGCGCCTTCCCCGGCGAGAGGAACGACGGACGCCGAACGAGGTTGTACGGCGAGTCAAAGCGATTCTTCTCTTCGCTCTCGCCCCAATATACGTCGCCAACCCATTCGGGTCTCCGCGTGTTGAGCATCACCTTCTGCAACGCCGCGCGCGAGAATACGAGCGACCCGCTGGTGAGAAAACATGTAACTAAATCCGTGGCATATTCTTGTAAGAATTTTTCTTCGTCTTTATTGTACGAGGCGAGTTTAATTCTACGCCAATTGAGTTGCTCTAATGAAACGTCGTACTGCTTGATGAGGTCCTTTTCGTATGAGTTGAGCGACCGCTCGAAGCGGGCGCGGTTCTCCATCGAATCGAATGTCTTTGAAAAAGACAGCGGCATTTGGTGCCACGGAATAAAGACAAGCATCGACTCGCCGTACTCCGGGTTACGCTCGCGCAACTCAGCCGACACGCATTGCTCATAGAACCATTCTCCTTTTCCGCCCATACCGTTCGGCGTTGACTCATAGTAAATTGCGGTGTTCGGGTCGTCGGGAACCGTAGCCGTCAACGCGGCGAACAGGTCGTTTGCATTGTCGTAGTGCGCGACTTCCGTTGCGTGGATATTTTGGAACGCAAACGAACGATACGCTTCGACCGATTTAGCGGAGGCAATAAATATGCGCGACGAGAGTGGGGGAGCGAACTCCAACTTGTCGCTCGGGAGATTACCCTGGTATTTACTATGCAGTGGCGGGCGAACTTGGTACGTGTAGTCGCCGTCAGGCGTTGGAAACTTAATCGCCTTGGGCATATGCTCCCAAAAGGTTTTGCACATACCGAGGACGTTTTCCGAAGGGTTCATCTGATGGCTGACGATGAGCGAGTCGGTGCGTGGTGTTGACATCGCGTCGTCAAAGATGAGCGCCTCAACGCCGGTCGATAGTCCCGCGCGCCGCGCCTTGCAAATAATAATACGCACCGGCATCCGATGGTCGCGAAACCATTTGTGCGCCTCGTACAGCTTCATTTGCGCCTCGTTAAAGCGCAAGCGAATTGTTTTACGGGTCTGCGTCCGAATGTAGTAAAGCCGCTGAATCCGATAGAGTTGGTCGGTTTGCAGCCGCTGGATTTGCTCCTTCCAGTCGGTCGGAGCTAGCTTCGGGCGATACTAGTCATCCGAATCCTCAGAGAAGCACGCGACGGCATCGACGACATGCGCGTAGGCATCCACGCGCTCAGGATTGCAGGCTTTGTTTTGCAACTCCTCGCGCAGCAGTTCCATTGCTTCGGCTGCTAACAGGCGCGACAACTCCCCGAGTTCTCCGGGGCTTACCATGCGGTCGGGCATCGTGGGTCCTTTCCGTGACTTCCGGCACGAATTCATTGGGTGATAAAACGCCGACCGCTATCGCGATCGCAATGAGGTGGTTCGACGAGTTTGCATCGAACAACCGAAACAAGAGGCGTTCGTATTCCTTGACCATCCACTTCGTTAGATTTAGGTCCGAGCTAATCTCGCGCCCGGTGAAGCCTTGCGCCTTCAAACGTAACACTTCCATTGCGCGCTTGGGCATCTTGAGGCGAGCGAGGTCGGCGTCGAAGTGGTAACAATCGCACAATTCGCAGTAGCGAACCTTAACAGGAATGTTGTGCGTCCGTTTGAGCGAGCGACGCGCATCATTCGCTGTTGCCTTATCCTCGTATGACGCCGCGGTACAATTCATGAATGAAGCGCCTTGCGCTTTTCTATCGAGTCGTCCACCACAGCAACGCCGTCCGCTGCGTCTATCGCAAAGAACGCTTCCGCGTCTATCACGTCGTCCCCACCGGGCGGAAGCGCCTGCTGTTCGCCAGAACCGTTGTGCGTCGCGCCGCTTGCGCCGCCGGCAAGTTGCATCAAAAAGTTTACCGCCATTTGCGGCGTCTTGTTTCTCTCGCCGTCGTTCCACCCTTCAATCATGCGACCCAGTTGCTGCGCCGCGCTCACCTTGGACTGCGGCGGTGCCATCGGGTCCATAATGACGTTGTAAAGCGCAACGCGAACACTATCGAGGTTGCCTTCAAACTTCGCGCAATCGCGGGCGAGAATCGCCTTGACGCCTGGCGTGGTAAAGATACGCCGCGCTCGGTCGTGCCAATCCTTGCCGATAGGCGGAGGCGGTAAGTCGAAACCTAATCGTTTGAGCGCCTTAAACTGGTTAAGCCCTTCGGCGATAAGGGCCGAGGCGGCGAACTGGTCGCGTACTTCTTGCGGAGCGGATTCACCCCATGTTTCCTCGTTGTACCCGCCGTCAATGTCAAGCGCCGCGCGAAGCGCTTCGACTTCTTGCAGCAGCATCTGGTTGCGTTCTTTTTTCGATAACTTCCGACTGGCAGCGTTTATTTCTCCGGGGAGGAACGCTTCACTCACAGATTGGCCCCCGGAGCAAAGAGGTGGTCGGGGTCTATCTCGCCCGCTTCACCGTTACTCGAAGCGCCGCGCATCATCGCGTTGTCGTCGGTCGTGCGGTACTCCTCGTTTGGTACGCTTGGCTCACCAACGTACGGAGGTTCCTCGCCCCCATACTCCGGGTGCGATTGCGCTCGCGCCCATGCCAAGAGTTCTTCCTCGCTCGGCACCGTGGGAGGCTCCTCGCCTCGCCGTGCTGCATGGCCGCGCAACTCATCAACGGCTTCCTCGGCATCTTTGAGCGTGGTGGCCTGCGCGTCAACGCGCATCCGTAGCGAGCGGTGCTGCTCCGTTTCGACCAGAGCTTTCATCCACGTTCGCGCCGCGACACCCAAAAGGCAAACCCCGGCGATAAAGAGTACCGCCAGGGCGACGATGGCGAATGCGTCGGCGAACCGCGCTATATCCACGCTGCGCCTTTACTCTCCGGTGGCAGGTTCTCCCTCTACCTGCGTTTCCTGCTCGTCAGCGTCGTCCGCTTCCGGCGGCGCGCTCAGTTCCGGTAGCGCCTTGTCGAAGTAGCCTTCTAGGTAGTCGCGAGTTTGCCCGATGAGTTTCTTGCTCGTCTCGAACGCTGGGTTCATCTGCAACAGAATGTTCGCGGCGATACTGGCGCGTTGCAGTTCGGTTTGGTTGCGCGACTGCTCGCGTTGCGCTCGCTGCGCTCGACGTTGTTCACGTTCGCTCTCAAGCTGCCGTATCGCGTCGATCTCCGACTTGGTAGGCATTTTAAAGTTCTCTTTCCGAGCGGCGCGGGCTTCTGCGGACAATGTTAATCCTTTCGTTGGGTTTCTAGTATGTCGTAGTCTCGGAATCGCATGGTGTTGGGGTTCGTTGGCTGTAGCCCCTCAAGGACTCCGGTTAACTCTTGCGCGGCCTCTTCATCGCACGCCAAGTAACTGAGTCCCGGACGATTGAGTTCGGAAAGTCCGAGAAGCTGCGCCGTTGCGAGATGCTTGCGGTGCGCGAACGGAAAAGCGTTGAACACAAAGTAGCGGCGCACTTTCACGGCCTGGTTCGGCATCCACGTCCACGGTGTCATCGTGATGAACGGCGGAATCAACGCTGAATCACCGTAATGCAGCGCGAGCAAAACGCCTCGCTAGACGAGCCAAACCGCTCCAAACTCCCAATGTGCGCGCGGTGCCCGACTATCGCGCAGACCGCACGGCGGCAAGCAGACGACGCTCGCTCGACAAGTGGTAGCCACACGGGGGTCTCGCGGCGGTGGTACGGGTAAGCCCACGGGTCGCCACAGCGACGACACGCTCCGGCAATAGGGCTGTGAACGTGAACGTGGCCCGACCACCAGCAGCGTAAGCGCGCCATCACTGGTCTATCCCCTCCCGCTCATTCTCATCGCGTTGCGCGCGCTCCAGAGCCGCTAGCCGAACATATCCCGCAAACGTCTCCCCAGCAGCGTCCGCCGCCGCTTCAACCTGCGACTTCTCGCCAGGCGTCCACCGCACCATCCCAACCACGCTTCGCGTCGTGCGTCCCATTCGTAACTCAAACGTAACGCAAATGAGTCACGGCGTCAATGAGGGAGGGTTAGTTCAGGCTGTGACCGCTCGGCGAGAGCAGTTCGACGAAGGTCACGCCAGGGAACAGGGTGGCCTCCCCACGCGTCCGGTCGCATCGCGCCACTCTGCTTTACTCACGCTGCCACCTTCCCGCAGTCGTGCGGTTCAATCAGCGCATCTTTGTGCGCTCGGTTCCATTCGCCCACCGCAGCCGTTACCTCGAACATTTCCGTGGCCGCTCGATCGAACGCGATAAACTCCGTCCCACGGCGCGGCACCAACTCCGCATACCGCTTGGCCGCACACCGATAGCGCGCGATGAGTTCGGCTCGCGCTCCTGTCGGCGTCATTCCGTCCCCTTTATTTTGGCGTGACGGTCCTCGGAATAGTCGATTGAAAAAAGCCGTGTCTCCAAGCGAATAAAATCAAACTCAGATTCTAAACGGTCGGCGACCCTCTCGGCCGGGTATGCCGGAAGCGGATTGTCGTGACGCCAGGTGCGAAGCCATTTGTGCCACTCCTCCTGTTGTTCGGCTGTCATCTCGCATAAGTCGGCTTTAGGAAAGGCATCGTCTTCCGCCTGCTCCCGCTTTTCCCGGTCAGACCATTTTTGGAATCCTTTACGAAAACGAACAACCTCGTCCTCGATCAGTGTTTCCATTTTCGAGAAATTGGCAGGTCCAAGGAGCAACACTTGACCTTCGTAGTCCGTCCCTCCATCCGAACTTTCTAGCGCCAGAGCATACAAGGCTATTGGCGTTTCTTTCCAGCGGCCAGCAAACCAACGCGAATTAAATGTTTCACGCATCATTCGCCACCAGGCGTTTCCGCAGGAAGCACCTGGCTATTCCAATCCTCGTCGATGACGTAGCGCAGCGCCTGGAAAGCCATCTCAAACCGCGGCCCGAGAAGGTCCAATATCGTACCTTCGCCCGAAATACGGCGCAGGTCAAAGCCGCTTATATCGACCGGAACCTGCCACATCTTCGGCGCAAACTCATCGCACAGTATCCGCGTGTAATACGCATCCCGGTCGAATGCGCGCATAAACTGTGGCACGTCATGGCGCTGCGGAAGGTACTTGTTCCCAAGCCGAACCAGCATCTCGTGAAAACCGTAAGGGTCCATCTGCTCTGGATTTTTCACCATTTCCACAACTTTAAGCCCTGAAAATATACCGCCAGCTACTGACTACCGCATAGAATGCGACGCAACAGCCACTAACAAGGAGCCAATCCAAGTAACTCATTTCAGCGTCATTCCGTACCAGCGAGGGCTGCGCTAACTCGTTCTGCCAACGGGGCTTCACAGAGGGGGCAACGGGTCATTTTTGGCAGCCATCGTAACTCATTCTCGCAGAAAAGATATACGAACGCAAGCGGTAGTGTGCTGGCGGAGTCCGACGAGCCGCTGACGTCCGCCTCGCCTGCATGACCCGAAATACGGGGGCCCTCGTCGGCGCTGCGTATATCACCATACGCCAAACCAACCCTCACGCGCAATAGCGAGCACCACCCCCTCCAAGCCAGCGTGAGGAATACCACAAGCACGGCGAAGCAACCAACGTTAAACGTGAAACTTTTTTATTTTTTGAGTCGGGGTCGAACCTACAAAGAGTGAGTCCCAAGGCAGCGCCACTGAGGGGGAAAGCCTCGCGCGCCCAGCGTGAGGAACGAGGGACTGGGAGAACCTCCCCCTCCCGCTCCGGCACCGGCTCCTGACGGGCCGGGCCTCCGCTGCGATCGTGCCGCTGGTCGCGCGCACGCCGACCGAGGTGGGGTCCGGGCGGAGGTGAGTGATTCTCGCCGAGTGTGAGTGGTTTACGCTAGCGGATATTTCGTGTCGCTTCGCCCTGTCGGCTGAGGTTGGTATGCGTCCCCGTTCGTGGCGTTAACCTGCCTCACGGCCTCCCGTACCGGTGAGCCTCGCTCCGCTCGGGTCGTCCATCGCTCGCTTCGGCTCGCTTTTGGACAAAGGAATATCTAGAGGAGTAGGCGCGGTCGGCTTTTTTCGCGCGTACTCCATTGGCAGGGAGGCTTTCCTTTGCGCCGGTTGCGAGCCTAGACGCCTCCACCGTGCAGCGCCGTTGCCGCACGTTCCCCGACGATGCCGGTCCTCTCGGGGCTGCACTCGAAAGCCAGCCTTGCCTTTCACCGGTCCCCCATCGGGAGCTGCCTGCCGAATCCATTTCCCTCGCAATGAGGGGCCTCGTTCGACGGCCAGCGGATCGCAAACGTGCGGGACCGCTCGCCAGGGCGTTCGATTGCCCGAGGCTTTTTAGATCGTGAGGCCGTTCGCCTCACAAAAAGCACGAAGCCGCGCTTCATCGCACGGCCGGATAATGGAACAATGCGCCCACACTAACCGATCGCCAACCAGGCGCAGTTCCATGCGTTTGCGGTACGGCTTCTGGAATACGTTCCGCGGTGCTCGAAAGCACGCCTGGCAGGTCGGTCGGTTCGTCGTCTTGAGTAGCGCGACAATCTTCGGGACCAAGGCGATGCGGTTCGCTGGCACTCCCTGTGGCGTCGGCGAAGGCGTTGAGAAACGGGCCCGTGCTATTCGGGCTCGGTCATCGTCGGTTAGGGGTCTTGCTTTCATGGGAGCACCTTTCAGAACGTGTCCGGGAGCATACCGTACCGGGGCCGTAAACGTCAAGAGCCCCCGGCTGGCACCGAAGGCTCTCGTGTCAAACGTTCTGATGGCTCGACCAATGCGGACCGTACCATAACATGAGAAGCCCGTCAACTGTAGGAGCCGTTTTGTCGCGGCGGGATGACCTAGGTATCGCGGGGCCATAACACAGAGGCCTTGTAGGACCAGGAAACGTCGCCGAAAACACACGAACGGGGCGAACACCAGATTAAACCGCCTATTCACGCACGTTTCATACTATACCGTCGCGGCCTCGTATGTTATACTTTTGTTATGCCAGAGGTACGCAAACCGCTCTCCGTTGCCTTCGCCGCGTCAGAACGCGGGATGCTGGAAGCGGCTGCTGCGATCGAAGGGAAGCGCCTGACCGAGTTTATCCGGGCCGCGTCGGTGCAAGCCGCGCGTCGGATATGCGGACGGCACGCAACCCCGAAACCACTGGCACGACCTGAACCGACCGAGATTATCGTGGCGACCGCTGCTGAAGCGCCAATGAGCGCCGAGGTTGCGGGCCCGCTGCCAGAAGGTTGGTCGGCAGGTCTACTGGAAACCACCGAACACTAGGCCAGAATCGGCCGAAGGGAAACCAGAATGACGAACATAGAGCCCCGCGAGACGAACGATTCTCTCGCCAAAGCCATTTCCTACCTCAACGCACAAGAGGTTGCGCCGGGACGGTATGCGATACCGTCGAAATCCGGCAAAGCCTGGTTCACCACAAACACCGATGGCGTTATCGCCGCAGCGGATGAATCGGACGTTAGGCTTAGTGTCCACCGCTATCAAAAGATGCCCGCCTGGTGGACGCCGGAGCAAACCTTCGCCTACCGCCTCAACAGCTACGGCGAATCCAGCTACGGCCCTTGGACCGATGCAGCGAAGGCGAAACGCGGCGCAACGATAGACGACCTAGCCTCGCAGCTAAAGGCGTTTATCGACGCGAAGAACTGCGACCGCATCACCGCAGACCTCAACACGGGCGAGGAGATACCGGCGTGATCGCCCACTGTCCGCTCGTCATCGCGCTCGCTGCGGTTGCAGGCGCAATCGCTGGAGCCACGCTTTTCGGCTGGTACACCGCTCGGCACGAGGCGCGGTTGTACGCGACGTACCTTGCTGCGCGGGCCGAACAGGAGACGCGGCGATAATGGGGCACACCTTTAATGAGCAAGACGTTCGCGCGGCGGTCGCAAAATATCGCGCGGTTACCGGGGACCTAGAGGCCGACTACGTGCGGGACGGCAACCACTACCGCCTCGAAGGCCCTTCGACCGAGATTCACGCCTTTGGCGCGTATTCGATGGTAAAGGCGATCGAAGGCTACTGTACGGGGTACGCTGACGGCGCGGAGGACGTACTGGCCGACGAATCGGCGACGGAAGCGATGGACGGATTCGCGCGAGGGGAGAGAATCTTCCCAACGCTAACGCGGGAGGGCGCGCGATGAATCGCCTGCCGAGCGCGATGCTTCTCGCCACCCTAGCGGCCTGCGCCGCGCCCTCTTCGCCAAGCCCAGCGCTCCCCGCGCACCAAGCGGAAGCCGCCGTCCCCTTCACCGTCGTCAACGCCTCCGACCGGAACATCAACGGCACGGAGTTTTCGAGTTGCAAGCCGGTGCCGTTCTTCCCACAAGGCGCGCTGCTCGCTCCGGGCGCGCGGTGGGCCGCCAACTCGAAAGACGCTTCGTGCCTGAGCGACCCGAATCAAACGACGCGTATCCAGGTCGGGTTCCGCTTGTCAATCGCAAGCACGGACTGCGCGTTCACCGTGAGCAACGCGACTGGCGTGCCGGTGTATACGCTGGTGTACGAGGGCGTGGTGGCGTCGTGCAGCCTTAGCGGCTCGACGCTGACGTACGTGCTCAAAGGGAACGCGCGGAGGAGTAAACGCTTCCCGGCCTAGTCGCAGTCGTAAGGACCGGAGGATCGGGCCGCTGCTGGGAACTAGGAAGCCTGGCGGCGGCTTTTCTTTTGCCCGACCGTTGCGTACGGTAGTTACTACGTGGTAAACTTTACTACATGAAGAACGAGGCCGTCGTTTCTGTACGCTGTACCAAAGCAGAGCGCCAAGCGTTTCGCCGGGCCGCCAAGCGCGGCGACCGAACGCTTTCGGCGTTTATGGTTTGGGCCGCTCGTAAAGCGGTGAACGACGAGCATCTCGCTTCATTGAGGACGAGCAACGGCGGCTCCAACGCCGATACTGAGGCCGCTAAGGCGGCAAACGCGAGAGGCGGCGAAGCGATTGCCTCGCCCGCCGCCTCCGATTCCACGACCCTTGCTTCTGAATGAATGGAGCTCGAAATGAACGTAACACCTGCCCCCCTGTCGGCGCAAGGCCCGCTGACGTTCCACGGTGAGGTTGTGGGCGTCACGGCGATGACTTTGAGAAACCCACCAACCTACCGCCACGAGATCGCGGCGAAGGACGCCACCCTCTACGTCACGCTGCCCGAGGCGCTCGCGCTGTGGACGCCTGTCGATATAGCGGTGACGGTCGCGCCCGAGGAGGCCGCAACGTGAAGGGACAGTTAAATATGACTGATTCGCGCGTTGCCGCATGGTACGACGCCGTAGCGGAACACAGCGAGAATGGACGATGCACAAACGAGCGCGATTGTCCCGGCTGCGCGAAACTCTTGCGTCGCCGCGATGCGTTGCGCGCTATTCCCGGTCTTTTGGTGACAAAGTGAAGCGCCGCTACCGCCTTCGGACGTTGGCCTGCGACCTCAGCGCGCTTCTCATCCTCGCCGCAATGGCGTGTGCCTCGACCTCGACCCTTTACTGCACGCCGTTCGCGTGGTGCCGCTGATGGATACTTGGGAGATTCAGGCAGAGCGCAAGCGCAACGCGCGCGAGCCGAGAGACTGGCCGACGGTGCGCGACGCAATCCTCGCCGCCCGCGGAGCCAAGGAAGGCGTTGTAGAATCGCCGCTTGCGTTCGAGTTTTTTACGAACGGGCGCGAACTCTTCGCGGAACCACTACCCGATGGCGTAGCGTGGGCGGTTGTTCAGCCCAGACGCCGGAACGAGCCGCTCGAAGAGTGGGCGAAACGCTGCGCAGTGGCGCTCGAATCCAAAGCAGACGTAATGATTGAAGCGGGTCGCGAAAAGGTAGAGCGTACGCTCGTTGACGCCCTCTACGACGAGAAGCACGGCTTGAGAGAGGAAGACTACAGATGACGTGCAGCACTTGCGGCAACCCCGAAGCCGTCGCGCTGTGGGAGCAGAACGGCCGCACCGCCTGTGACGTTTGCGCGAACACCATCTCCGACAACGGGCACCCCGAGGTAACGCCTGCCATTGCCCGATTCATCGCCACGCAAAGCGCGCTAGAGGGGTGGATATGATTAGCGTTATCGACCGCATCCGCGCAGCCGCAACCGACGAAAAACCCCGCGCTGACGCCTCCGAGATATGGCGGCGCGTCTCGCCGACCCTGTTCGATCCTCACGACGAGCGCGACGGGCTTCGCATCTCCGACGCCGGCCAATGCGTGCGGAAACTGTTCCACCTTATCAACGGCGCGAAAGAATCATTCGAGCCGGAGGTGCAACTGTTCAACCTTGACGATGGAACGCTCGGTGGCGCGTGGTGGGCGTGTTTGCTCGCGGCCTCGCTCGAAGCGGATGGCTACACGGTCGAACTCGAAGCGACGGTTGAGCACGACGGAACACCGGGGCACATAGACCTTTACTTCCAACCTCAAGCGCAACTCACACGAGCGAAGTTAGGTTTGCCATCCGAATCCGGCGTCGTAGAATTTAAACGCACGAACTGGTCCGGTACGCTCGATTCGCCGGAACACAAAAAGCGTTACCAAGTTTTGCAAGCCGCGAAATACGCCGCCGCGAAGGGCTGCGACGATTTCGCCGTGGTCACTATCGGCCCAGCAGCACGCGGCGACAAAATACGCGAGGATTGGTTCAAACTCGGCGATTGGCAGCACGCCTTAATCGGCGAATGGATGCGCCTATCTCTTGCGCTCGGCCCACACGAACCGCAAGGCGATCCCGACAACGCTTGGCGCTGCCGCGGCTGTTTCGTCACGACCTGCGAGAAGAATCCCGCGTTTGTTGCGGATGGTTTACTCGAAAAGATGGAGGCAAGTTATGCAGCACGGAACGGTTGATACAGAAGAGAGAGCCGCCTTAGCGGTTCGTGAAACGACCGCAAACCTCGCTAGTCAAACGCCAATCGGTGAGCACAAGCCGCTCAAATACTCTCTTTCTGAGCTTAAGCAAATCGGCGAGATTATGTTCGCAAGCGGAATGTTCCGCGATCTCAAGTCTATTCCGCAAGCGATGGTAAAGCTACTCGCTGGAGCGGAACTCGGGTACGGTCCATTTCAATCGCTGCGTGCGTTCCATGTCATTGAAGGGAAGCCCGTCGAAACGAGCGGCGAGATAACCGCGCGCATCAAACGTAGCGGCAAGTACCGCCTCGAATCGTACTTCATCGACGCCGCCGGCAAGCACCTCGACCCAATCAAAACGAAGGCGAGCGAAACGAACGGATGCGTCGTGCAGATATTCGAACGCCTCGACGGGGGGTGGCATGAACTCGAACCGACCGTCTTTACGAAAGAGGACGCCGCGACTGCGGGTCTTCTCAGTAAAGACGTTTGGAAGAAGTACCTGCGCGATATGTTGTTCGCGCGTGCGCTAACCGCCGCTGCCCGTCGCCATTGCGCTGATATTTTCGGTGGCCCGATCTACGGCCCGGAAGAGTTAGGCGCAGAGGTAACAGTCGACAGCAGCGGCGAGCCAACAATCGTGGGGCAAGCCCAAGTTACGCTACCGCCAGCGGTAGAACCGTCGCAACATCG